GTCTGTGTATGCTTTTTACCTACTTCATTACCATCCCTTGCACCATCAATAATTGATACTACCGTTGGGTGCATTATCTCATGGGTTAAAGCTACTGTGGCTCTTGGGCTACCATTGAAATCTTTTATTGCCTCTACTATGTTTTTACCGCTTTCTATTCTGTATTGGGCTTCTGCATCTTTAAATAACGGTTGCCCACCCTCTACACTTGCTTTTAACTCGGGGGTTATGTCTATGGAGTGTTGGGTGGAATAGTTTTTGCCTTCCGCATCTGATGATAATACTTCTAATCCTTCTTGTTCTGATAACCAAGCAAGTCCTTTTGATTTACTATCAAACATTTGAGTTGATACATATCCTTGTTTGTCTTTTACCGTAACGCTCCAACCACTTGCTAGTTTATCCGATTGGAAAATATCAACCGTTTTCGGCACTTGCTTAAACAAACTCTTTGCTACATTACCTACTATGCCTAAACTACCTTCTTTTGGTGAACCGTAAAACCCTTTCATGCCTTTGCCGCCTACTTTTAAATCAGCACCTTCTAATGTTTTACTTTCCCCTTTTGGAGTAGATAAAATCTTATCTGCATAATCTTTACCTATTACATTGTCTAATCTTTGCCCTTTATAATTCCCTTCTCTTATAATCCCATTTTCTACTTCTAAATTTTCAATATTACCATTTGAAAGTTTAATATCAACAAAAAATAGCCCATCTACATCTTCTACCGCTTCTACATCAATCTTATCAACTTGTTTACTCAAATCATACCTATCATTCTGTTGTTCCCCTGTTGTCCATGCTATCTTATCAGCACCTTGTTTTACTGCTTCTTTAAGGGCTACTTTTAAACCTAATTTAGTCCATGAGTTTGTATCGGTTACGAATGGGGCAGATGGGGTTAGTCCGTCTGTATAATCAGCAGCCATTTTATTTATTTCGGCATCTGAAAAACCTGCTTCTTTAAATGCGGCATATTCTCTTTCCCAAATATTGCTTTTCTGCTTTATCCGTTTTAGTGCAAGTTTTACATCGGCTTCACTTCCTTGTGTAAATCCTAACCCTTTTGCAAACCTATCAGCAATAGCTTTGTAGTCATTTTTCTCACTATCAAACCCTTCCTTCTTCCCTTTCTGCCCCCAATCGCTTTGCACCTCCTCTAAGAACAATACTTTTTTACCTTCTGCATCTACCCTTGTATTCATTCTTAAATGAACTAAAATGTTCGGTTCATCAAAATGGCTACTGCTAAATTCTGTTTTTTCTTTGGAAGGCTCTTGTGCTTTTAAATCATCAAACCGTTTTTTATCTGTTGCCGATATTTTTTCGTTTAGGTCTTTAGCTGGGTTTACCCTATTAACATTATATTTTTCATACAATTCTTTTAACAAACCATCCCACTTATTAAACCATCCGTTATAAGTCAGTTGTTTTTTGTCTGGCATTGTAACCAATACCTCTTTGTAGTTGCTCTTTTCCCCTTCGGTTTGATACGATTGAAACTTTGGTTTGCTTTCTCTTTTTGACTTATTATCATAATTGAGTTGTTCTAAGGCGTATTCAACAGCTTCTGCCTTATCGTCTGCTTTATCCAATGGAAATTCTACTGTACCGTCCTCTTTAGTTTTTACAACCCAATTACCTGCACCATGTTGGTTTATTTTTACATCGGCAATATCATCTTTGGTAAAGTTTGAAACTTCACCCTTCACCACTTCAATAACTTGTATCCTATTATCTTTTAAAAACTGTTGTATATCTGCTTTAGATACTGAACCTTGTTGTTGTGCCAACCAATCTTTTAACCCTGTCCATTTAGCTTCTTCGCTATTGGCATATTTTTCAGCCCATTGTTTTGCAGGTAATTTATCAAACTTACTTTCAGTAATAACCTTTTCAAGTGGTGAGTAAAACCCATTAACTACTTCGGGTTGTGTATTCTTAACTTGTACTTCCTTATCGCCAATTTTTAACGAATAAGGCTTTTCGCTTCCTTTACCAATACCCACCCAATCCCCAACTGTTTTAGCTGCTGTTAGCCCTGCTTTTTTCAATCCGCTAAATACCTGATTAAGCAACCCGTGTGTAGCTTCAACATCTTCTTTTGGCACTCCGAACTCTTCAAGTTGTTGTCTTGTGTCGGTGGTTTGACTTTCTGGAACTACTTCTTCTTTTATACTTTCTTTGGGAGTTGTTTTTGGTTGGGATTCTTCGAGTGCTTTTATTTCAGCATCATATTTTTTATTTATTTTTTCAGTTAGCCTATCTGATTTTAACCCAACATCCTTTTCAACTTTTGTTGGATTATTTATAAATTTATCATTGGATACTTCTCCTTTATAAGTTCCTATTACACCATAACGCTTCCCATTTTCATCAGAAATTATAACTCTTTTAGAGCCATCCTTTTGAAATGCCACTATAAAATAGTGATCGTCCTCATCCTTAAATAATTCTGCTTTATCTTCAATTTTAGAAGCATTTTCATTTAACTCTTCATCCCTTCTCCTTTCAATTTCAATTCTCTTCTGTTCTAATGATGTTGGCTCAACTACTTCTTCTTTGATACTTTCTTTGGGAGTTGTTTTAGGTTGTGAAGTTGATTGTTCTTTTATAACTTCTTGTAAATGTTGTTTATTATTTACGCCTGAATCATCTAATAATTTTTCTTTTTGATCCCTTAATTTTTTGAATTTTTCAATATCTTCTTTCTTCTTAATACTACCATCTTCTTCTCGTAAAGATGCTATTTCATCATCAATAGCATTTACTTTTTCTAATACAGAAGGTAAATCAGATGTTTTTTGTTTAATTATTTGCCCTATAACATTCCTTGTATTTGAAGGTATATTTTTTAATTTTTCATTAAATATTTTATCCGTTTCGCTAATTATTTCTTTACCCGATTTACCTTTAGATAACCCATCGTTTACGATGGACATTATTTCATTACCAGCTTCTATATGCTGTAAATTTGCCGCATCATTAGAAATGCCCTTCTCTTTTGCAAGATGTGAAGAACCTTGAATAAAAGATACTCCATTATCTTGTAAATCTTTTTCACTTAATACCACATCTTTAGGTTGTGAACTTAATTCTTCTTTAATCGCTTTATCTTCCTTGATAGGTAACTCAATAGATTCGGACTTTACATCAGTTACTAACTCCGCATTAGGTTCAGAAGATACTTTAATTGATGTGTCAATTTTTTCTATTGGAATATCAGATGTTACACCCCCACTTTCTTTTTGTGATTGTTTTAACTTCTCTTCTTTTGAAAGTTCTTTCGGGATGTCTGTATGTATTAACGATTCTCCTTTTTCTATTGCGGGGTCGGCAAGTGGTAGCCCTAACTGATCTCGTTGTTGTAATGCTAATTGTTTAATGTGGTCATCTACTTCTTTTTTTGCCGCATCAACCTGATCTTTCGTGATCGCTTCGTTTATCTTCTCATCAATAGCCTTTATCTTTTCATCATGTATTTTCTTTAACGGTGGTGCTGCTGCTTCCTTTTTCTTTATTTCAGCATTCCTTTGTTCAAGTAATGGAGCAACAATAACCTTTTGATAAGGTGTTAGAACATCCATGCTTCCAAAAACTTCCGAATCAAGACTTGCTAAATATGCCACCATTTCAGGGTCAGGCTTCTCACCTTTAGGAAATGATTCAGATACCTGCCTTAACTTTTTTAATGTTTCAGGATTGGTGTTCTTGTCAACTAAACTTGATAATACCTTTATATCTTCTCCCGTTAAACTTTCGCCACGCTTGTACTTACCATAAGCATCAGTTACCTTTTGTACGTCAACGCCTTTTGATGATAAGCCTTTGTGCATCGCACCGAAAGCAATCAAAGAGATCAACACATCACCTAAGCCTTCCAACCTCTGTCCTATCTCGTTTTGTACGGGCAGGTAACTCTGCAACGGAGCCATCAATATCTTACCTGCTTCACCATTGGTAATAACATCCGCTGCATTTATCCCTTGTGTGAATACATAGCCATGAGGTGTCATCATCAACCCGCCAAAAGATGCTTCCGAAGCACCTTGCAATGTTTGTAGAAAACCAATGAACCTATCCCTTGCATTGCTTTCCTCATTGAACGGATTCATCCTCTCCATGCCATGCTTCATCTCGGTAAGTCCGTTTACGATGCCCTCTACATTTTGTCCTGCATATTGTGGCAGGTTCATCGCATTACCTATAAACTCACCTGCAATGTTTCCTAAGTTGTCTATGGAACTCTGCCATTGCTCTGCTTCCGTCCTTGTGTCAATCTTACCTTTATAATCTTGTTCTTGTTGGCTAAGTAACGGTGCTTTGATGTTCTCCTGGTATTTCTCTATCGCCTTAGTTAGATACTCGGATGATTCGGTATTGTTACCTAACTTCTTTTCAACCAATGATTTTATCTGTAAGGCTCTGTAATCATCAGGGGCATTTTCGATTGCATAGTCAGATGCCTGTTTTGCACCTTCCACATCACCGGATTGCAGCTTTAACTGTGCTATATTATTGATACGTTGAATGGTAGGCGCTTTGGCAAATGCCTGTTCATTAAGTTCAAGTGCCGTCTTTGCATCATTATTTTTGGAAGCGATATGTGCCAACCCTTCGATGGCATCTGCATTTTCGGGATTTGCTAAAAGTACATCCTCAAATATTTTCTTCGCAGTAGCATCATTACCTGATTCAAGATAGCCATACGCTAACTGATACAGTCCTTTATCATCTTGCGGATTTGCTTTTACCTTAACCGTTCCTTCGGCAATGTTCTTATTAAGATGCTCACCCGTTAATCTGTTCCCGAAATCCTGTATATTTTGAGCAAGTAAATCCTGTGCCGGTACATTAACCTGCTGTTCACCACTTTTTACCTTTGGAGGGATAGGGATGTCTGCTTTTGGCTGTGGCTTGTTTTCGCCCATCACGGGCAATCCAAAACCTTTTAGCTTGGATTCGTCCGCCCCACCGCCTAAAAGTTGCCCTACGGGGCTGAAATTGGGCTGTTTTGGGCTGTTACCATCGGGGACGGATTGCCCACCATTCTTTAAGGGCGAAACAGTAGTCCCCAAATCTTTTGTAGAAACCTGTGGAGTAGTGGTTTCTTTTTTTTTTAATCCTAAAGTATTTGCAAATGATTCATACGTTGGTGGTGCATCATATCCTGATTTCTTAACGTAGTCGTAATATTTTCTTGCCGATTGTTCGTCTTGCAATGTTTTCTGGAACGAATCAAACGTAGGAGGCACATCAGCACCCTTTGATTTCAGATAACCGTAATACTTCTGCAAATCACTTCCACCGTTATTTTGTGGCTTTACCGGTACTTCTACGTTTATGATTTCTTCTACTTCCATTTGATGCCTGATTCAGTTGTTGGTTCACTTGATTTCCCACCTTTCAACGACCTATAATAGTCCAATGTGTTATCCGCTAATTTAGCCGTATTAGGGGAACTTCCGTATTCCGTGTTTACATAAGGGACTATAATCTGATCTTCAATGTTTGTAATCGGTATCAAATCCTTTATTGCCACACTTCCTGTTTCTGATCTTAGTTTTGATGGTGCTGCATACAACTTACCGTCAATGTTGTAAATCTTATCAATAGTCGTTTTGTACTGCTTACCACTGCCATCTTTAACAACTACCGTCTGTCCTGTAAATGTATCTGTTTCTGATGCTGACTTTTTCTTTCCGTCATTCATTGTTACCGTTGCGCCGGTGTAAATATCAGATTGTGGATTCTCTAAATCATGGGCTTTTTCAGCAATGAACTTTATTGTGGTTTGTTCCCTTGAATTTGCGCCTTGTGTTTCTTGTGGGATAGAACGTATCTCAATCTTAGACTTATCATCTATTGGTAGTGATGCTGTCTTTGCTTGTACATACCATTCGTGGGGGTCGTTGTTGTATTTTGCTTTTTCTTCGTCAGAAAAACTATTGAACATTTGCGTTGCCTTGTTACGGTCTGACAACCATTTCATTTCTACCTTTTGGGCTATCTCTGTTTTGTCAACATCTTGCGGTATCTCATAAATCCTGTTACCATGTCCATCATTTACTGATTTTATTTTGTCAGGATTTGTACTTACCACACCCTTAACTATCTGATCGTTTAAGTCGAATATATTAAAGTCTGGTGGTGGTATAGGCAACACTAATTCACGCTTATCAATGTCAGGATTGTTTTCAAAATCATGCAATGTATTGTATAACAATTCAGGGTTATCTTTATACCTGTCTGCACCTGTTGTTTTGTGGTACTTCAATTCTGATTGTTGGTATTTACTCTTATTGATTTTGAAGTTAATCCGTTTGTATAATTGGTCGAAATCCGAATTAGGTTCGTCAACTTGTTCAGGGTGTTCTTTTGCAAGTTCTTTTAACTTGCTTATATCATCAAGTGTTGGCTGAACATCAATACTCATCATTTCAGCCGTATTGAAATCTGTTGCCTCTGCTATTTTCTTCGCTTCATCCTTTGCTTTATCGTATTCAAACAATTTATTTCGGTAGTTCTTTTCGGCTAATCCTAAATAGGTCTGTAATGCTAAATTGTTATCAGGCAAAACTGCGCTGTTAGCACCTTGAACACCACCTGTATAATTAGGGATAAGTTGTGCCATTATTGGTCAAGGTTTTTATAGTAGTCACCCCAAATTTGTCCCATTGAACCTAATCCTTGTCCCGCACCATAAATATTTGCTGCCCCTGCATTTGTCTGATCGCTGTATCGCTTGTACGAATCCCCATATTTTTGCGCCTGATTCCAATCGAAAGCCCGAAGGTTTTCATCCCGCAAATCCTTATTAGCTTCCATCAAGATTTGTTGATTTTTTTGTTTCATCATTGCATCTTGCGCTAACAAATCTCTAAATGAATCATTTGCAGCACCAAAGGCATTTGTTATTTGACCTAACCCTTGACCGCTTGCTAACCCTGCATTGATTGTTGAACCCAGCCCTCTTTCAATAGAATCTGTGTACCAATTTTTTGCCGAATCAGGGATGCCTTGACTTGCTATTTGTCCTGCTAATTGCTGATTATATTGAATGTTCGGGTCAACATTGTAAACAGGACGGTTATCCTCTAAGTTATTCAGTTTTTTATTGCCTGAAACAGTTTGACCAATACCGTAGAACAATTTAAACAAATCCGTTGCTGTGGATACGCCTAAACCAATCGGATTTAATGAATCAAGTAGTCCCATGTTCTTATTGATTTAACAAAGTTAATTAATTTTTGTACTATTAAAGCGTTGTTTTTGGTGATGATACAAAGTGAACAATTATCTTAGCCAATTCAGAATATTGCTCGACCTTTTCTATGTCCCTTACTAATGTCACTTCTATCCACGTACCTCTTAAAACCTGACCGTTGAGCAAAGTGCCACCATACGCCGTGCTTCTTAGAAATGGTGCATAGTAAAAGTTTTCCCTAAACTGAAATGCCTCAATAGGAATCTTGCTTACCATGTAATCAGATGTCTCTACCTTGTATGCCTCATACTTCATGCCCTCTATCATGCTCGTTTTGGTCTTACTATCCACCGCCATTGTCAAAAATACCTTTTCCGTTTCAGGTGATTTGTTCACTACAAACCGTATCACCTGATCTGTTGCGTAGCCATAGAAAGTATCGTAGGTCTGTACATTTTCCTGATTGTGGAAGTGTGGTATCCCCTCTTTGAAACTTACATTGCAAAGTCCATATTGCTGACCATCAACATAACTGTAAAATTCAGGGGTGAACCCTAAAAAGCCGTTGAAGAACTTACCGTTGATGTTATACGCCATTGTTTCGTTTCGGGCAAGTTCAATGTCGTATTCATTGTTTACATATTCGTACCTGTTGTCGGTGTGTACTTCGTAAAGTATTGCTAATGGGCTTCCGATAGTTACATTGCCGTACACTTCCCCGCTGCTTGACACCACGTAAATTACCGTATCATTCTCTATTACGGTGAAGGTGTCTATGTTGTCAGTTAATGCCTGTAAAGCGTTCCTGATGCTTCCTATGGTGCTTATGTCGAATGTCCCTGATAAGATTTCACCATCAACTACCAATGTGATTAATATATCTGTTCCTGTCAGAAAATCCGTTCCAAATTCCCAATAGTAATGATCTTTATTTGTCACATTGAAAAATGATGTGATGTACAGTTTATGCTTCGGGTCATACCCTGATGGCTTCGTTATGTAATCTACATTACACACTAAATTGGTTGAGAATACAGATGCTATCGCCATTTTAACTCCAAATTAATTCTATTGTTGTCGCACCACTCACATCGGTCAAGAACAACTTTGTTATCGAATAATTCTTTATCACCACGTTAGCCGCGCTAATAGCACCCTCCACCCTGTCAACATTTGAAGGCGTACCACCAAATAAGTTAAAGGCTGGACAAGTGCCTATGGAACTGTACAGCTTATTGCCGTATATCGTTTCTCTTGTTGTGTTGGTCTGTGCTGCTGCATCTACCTTTATAGTGCTGATAGTTGTTTCTGCTCCTGCATTATATATGAATACATACACATAGCCACCCACTTGGAAACCTGCTGCCCCTAACAATGAAGGCGCACCTGTTAATGTAACCTCAATGTAAGTGATGGTATCTGTCGTGTTATGAATAACAGATAACAACTGATAGGCTGCGCCTGTTGTCCGTGTGACAAAGGTGTTAATACCATCTGTTGACGTGAAATACGAGTTGATAGAAAACAAAGCATCCTTACCCTGATACCTGTTGACGGCTTTTGTATTGGTAAGGAATGTAAAACCACTAACAAAATCGTTGTGTGTCTTATTATAATCCCACAGTTCAAAGAAAAGATTATAAAGCATTATCGCCTGTAACATCGTTCCCTCTATCTTCCCTGACAACTGATCGTTTGTACCGCCCTGACCTATGCGAAAGGACATCCCTGAAAACGTGGTGTAATAACCTGCTACTCGTAGCAATGCGTCATCATACAAATTAGCCCGTAGCTTAGTCAAAAGATCATTAAAATAGGCATCCTGATTTGTTTCTGAACTTGTAGCTTCAAGCCATAGATATTGTGAAAACAGTTTTATCCCTTTGGACACGCAGAAGTCATACAGGTCATCATTGCTCCATGTATAGAAATTTCTTTTTGCGGCATTAACTGTTATCGGTATGCCACCATAATTATATTGTATATACTCTATAAAAGGTGTTATTGCTGCTATATATTGTGCAGAAGTCATTGAGGTATTCGGTGTGCCGCTCGAAGAACTTGTTGACACCTCGCTGCCTAATCTAAATTCAGCTATGGTAACTCCTGCCGCAATTAGTTCATCGTAAAATTCAATCAGTTCACTAACCGTCCCATGACATACGTTAACCATGAATATCATAGTCTGTCCCTGACTTACTACATATCCCATCTGTTCGGTTAAGAAGTCAACACCTGTATCGTTGTTGTCTTGCTGCAATAATACCATTGCACTGTCAGGGTTGTAGTTTTGTATCTCATTAACCCACGCACCAATACCTACACGGGGTGTAACAACTGCTTCTGGTACATTGTCTGGAACAAACCCAAAGCCTCCTATCCTTGACACCGAATGTTCCCAATTAGAATCAGCACCTACAATATTTTGTCCTATTGAAAACCCTACATCTGCTATCTGTGCTAACCATGTTGAATTATCTTTGTAAGGATAGATAGGCGTGTCATGTAATGAAACAGCGAAGAAATTATCCCATGCGAAACCGGCTTCATCATTTATTGTCACTGTATTATTTGCTTGTAGGTAAACAATGTCACCATCAGGGTCGCCTCCATCGCACGTTAAAAGTGCAGGTGGACAGGCAAAGGATATGGTCTTACCTGTTATACCCGAAAAGACACCATTGTCCGCTGTGCTTACACCTAAATTGACACATGAAAGAAGTGATATGTTCGTAAGGGACACACAAGGCATAAAGCAAGTATCCCCAATGGATGTTGCATTGTTAGCCACAATAGAACTCAATGATAAACAATAAAAGAAACATGATTCTCCAATTGATTCTACCAATGGAATATTAACAGCCGTTAATGTATTGCAATTTGCAAAGCATGTTTCACCTAATGTCAACGCTGATGTTGCTGAAAAGTCAGTTAGTAAAACACAAGAATCAAAACATCCATTAGCAAACGTGACACATGAATTAAGTTCTACTATTACAAGACTTCCATTACCATAAAATGCACCATCTTCACATGCTACTACACATCCACTGTCATCATGTACTTCAAGCAAGGTTGAAACACTCATAAATAATTCGGTAGTAATTGTCATACCACCACCACCTAACAACTTCACTTCATTACCTGTTATCACAACGCTTGTAAACACATCGCCATTGGCAGGAAGGTCAAAAAAAGTATTCCAATCAGCAACGTCACTTGGGTCAGCAACAGGTGTATTAGCAATATCATCGTACAACATCCTAAATCCTTCTTCTGCCTCCATGTAAACAATATCCAACTCACTTAAATCATTGTCATTATCTGTGGTACAGATGCTTTGATTAAGATCGTTTGCCGTAAATTCTCCAAAGCCATTTACCTCAAGCAATGATGCAATATCTTCTAATGTTGTAATGGGTTCTTCTACTGTAATAGTAGTCACGACACCGCCTGATGTCACCTTTATCTGATCTCCTATTGCAAGCGATGTCCATCCGTTCATGTTCCAGCAACAGGTCTGTGTGGTATGTTCATTCTGATTGTAACGGAACAGGTACTTGTCTTTATTTTCAGAATACGACTTGTTCATACCTTCCATTGCGATGTCAACTGTATCTTGCCAATTACATTCGCACCATGCACCACGTTTCACGTCATTCCAAAACATAAGCCCATTCCACTCAACGAAACTTTCTGAATTTTGACAGCCGCCGAAGTAACCGTTTATTTCAATAGGGTCAGAAATAAATTCATCACTCGTTATCACCATCACGCTACCATCTGCCAGTGTCACCAACTTCTTAGCAAGCATAGCCCTGAAATGGTTGTCCTCTTGAAGTATCAGTAGTCGTGTCTGCTCTGAATGTAGTTGTACTATGCCACCGTATTGACGGAAGAACATTTTTTCATTTTGCTCTTTGAAGGTGGAAAGTCCGTTCCAATAAGTGTTCGGGAGGTAGGCATTGCTCCACACTACTTTGGCAGGATACCATAACTGCCTTGCATCTGCATTTACCACATTAAACCTGCCTATATCTTCGCCACTTGAAGGTACTGTGCCTGTAAGGAATATTGAATGATGCTCAAAAGGTGTTGCGCCACTATCATTCACCAATGCAAGGACGTAAGGCGTACTCCAAAAAACAGCGTATGTGTCAAAGGTGGTAACGATGGTTGTTGTTGCGGTTAGTACGTTTTCGTTGTTTACTACTTCCGTTGGAATAAAATCACCAAACTCATAATATTTATCCGTTTGTGTTTCTTTTGCGGGCGTGTATAACTCAACCCATGCACCATCTATTAACCCTGATAGCCCCGCATTGTAAGGACACATATAATTTACATCTACTGCTGCGGGGTCTGTGCTAAGAATTTCATCAATCAATCCATAAGTGGCAAAGTCAAAATAGCTTCCATCACCATTGCGGATAAATTGTATCCGGTCGTTCTTAGTCCATGTGTAGGTAGTAGTGGTGTTTTCAAAGTTGTTGGTGTTAAAGTCTATCAACTCTGATAAAGTAAACCTTACGTTTTTTGTGTTTGCATTAGGCGCTGCGGGCGTTCCATCGTAATCTAAAAACTCAACGTCTTGAATAGTAGTTTGTAAATACCCTTGTTCAAGTTCACGATTAAGATTAAGGTTCTTGGTACGGCACAGTTTAACGTACTTCACCCATGAAGGAAGCACGATGCTATTCCAATCAATAGTTATGGTGAATGTCTGATATGCCTCTGCCTCTTGTATGCTTTCGATGTTTGCTATGCAGTTCGGGAGAAACTGTACAAAGGTGGAGCGTAAAGCATCATCATAGCATATTAAACCAATCTTATACTTACCGCCTTGTTTTAGTTGCCCATATCCTGTCGTGGTGTATGGGACAGTTTCTTTACTCGTAGAAGTACTCCATGTGTCAAGCGGGTCACTTACCACATTGGTCATTGTAATAACACCGTTTGCCGCTTGCGCTCCTGCATTCTTTGTTACCTCAAAATCACCTGATGCCGAAAGCGGGAATAATATATTTGAATACGTCCCTGTAAGTGATGTGCCATTGGTTACCGTTCCCAATCCTGACCATGAAAGATAAATAAGATCACCAAAAGCAATATTTGTTGCTGTATAGGTAAAATCAAATGGCGATGTGTTTATTCCAGCTTCGGTATGAATAACAGTATCTATACCTGTTGCAAAGGATGTCTTATGAACGGTAACAGTAAGCGTTCCTGCTGTAATTGTATTGGTAAAATGAACGTCCAATAAAAGTTCTAACCCTTCGTAATCAGCATACTGAATATCTATTGTTGGCTTGACTAACTCCGTTGGGTCAAGATTGTTGTAGCCCTGTAACACATTCGCATAAAGAAGTACGTTTTGTTCTACAAATTCCTGTGCTTCCGCTTTTAATGGTAAGGTATCAAAAGGTCTGTTGGTATCATCTTGGTCAAGTAAGTTGTATGCCTGGTTATTGAAAAACTTGTAGATGAAAGTATTCGTAACAACATCATAAGGATATACCACGTTTGCGGTAATAGCATCCCGTAAAATGATGTCGTAACTTTTCCATGCACCACTTACACCTTCCCATTGGTTAAAGGCAAGTTCCACATTTGTTACAAGTGAACTACCTGCACTCATGGTAAGTTCGATGAAGTTCTTTTCTGTTACCGTTGAATAGGTGAAACTACTGATTGCACTCCATGTTGAATGTTCACCGTCCTCATAATAATACCTGTAACGAAACTGAAACTCCTTATTGGCAACAAAATTTAAAATGTATGATGGGTCAGGATTAGGTAGTGTATTAGTGACATCAACGTCAAGTGGTGGGTACTTCACCGCAAGCATAAACTCATCAGGTGAACGAAGGTCGGTAAGTGATGAATAGCCACCGCTTATCGCCCTATCCACATTCATCTTGCGTGGTTGGTTGTATCCGTCCGTCCAATAAACTAAGCGTTGAAGATTTTGGACGTTTACATTTGGCGTAGAAATATCAGCGATCACCACGTCAATACTCGTAATCAGGTTACGAAGTGAAAAGTTAAACAACGCATCCTGCCAAACTAATGTAAAGGCATTGGTATTTGCGTCATACAACCAAAACTGATGATCTGAATTACTATTGTAGTTGAACCAAAAAAGCTGATTTAGCTTTCTGTCATACTTTGCACCTATGCAGATATTTTGCCCTTCGGGAAGTTCGTAATCGAAGTTGGTAGTGGTGCTTACAACAGGTGTTACAACTCCTATATTTCTACTTTGTCCTTGTCCGTTGTTTACTGTGTTGTTGTAGTCGGTGATGGCATTTTTAAGAAATGATGCTACGTTGTTGGGCATAACATTCCTTGACAGGTCGGTAGTCATACCTCCTGACAATGTTATGATCTCCTGCATCCTTTCTGCCATTCAAGATATATTTGTTTTGTTTATTTGTTAGGGACGGGGGCTCATTCTCATTAAAGGCAAAATCTGTTCGAGCCTAATCGGGTTAAAACGCTCTCTTAACAATCTCTTTTTCTGCAACCACTTTCTCTCGTTTCTATCCTTTGTTGAATTAGGCACATTATTTCTTGATTCACTATACAACCATTTACAGTACCATGCGATGCTATCTTTCGCAAAGGCAGGTATCAGGTAATCACCACCATCCACTTCATTGCTTGAATAGTATTGTATGTAAACTGATTGAAACGGAAAGGTTGGGTCAAGCTGCATGATGCCTGTGTAAATGTTGATGTTGAAGTACCCGAAGTAGGACGGTGGCTGCTTGAATGTCTGTAACCAATCGGAAGCATTTAAAAACCTCGACAAAAATTCCTGCACCAAGATACCTACCGATGCTAAAGTATTTACTGTTTCCTGTGTTACTTCGATACATCCACAATCTTTCACATCTACCTTGCATTGAAACTCATCATAACATACTGTTTCAACTGTTGGCGTTGGTTGCACACATGATGATTGTTCAAATGGCAGAATAAATATCTCGCCTTCTTGACCTGCCTGTGTTCCTGTGTATGTTATAGATGTATAAACATCAGATGAATCTTCAATGTAATAATAATGCGGGAAAGAAACAACGTATGTAAATCCTCTCGCTAACATCACATCATGAAAAACATCTGCATCTAAGCAATATCCGATATTTACCGCTGCACCATTTATAGTAAAGTAAGCATCTTTAATAGGAAAGGTAATGCTATTAAAGTCATCGGCTGACAGCGTGTAGGTACATTCCTTTTCGGGGTTAGTTACAACGGGTTCACAAATTCTTTTAACAACATCACCATCGCTTTTCACACATACCGTTGTTGTCTTTTGATACGTTGTTCCGTTTATCACTACATCTTCTGTCGTTGTTTCTGCATTACTTACTGCTGCACACACAGGGTCGGTACAACCACATGAACAATGCTTTGATACTTCATTGCAGTTTTCGATTGTTGGGGTGAATGCAAGATTGGGGTCGTATGCTAAATCCTGAATTTCATTTTCCTGATCTATGAAACCAACCCTTGTCCATTGCACAAAGTCATCGGGTAGTTTTACAGTTTTAGTAGTCTGATCTACACCCACCAAAACACCTTTAAAATTTCGCAATACATCCCATGTCAATTCATTCATCGCTTGGAGCGCAAAATATTTAAACCGAGCATAACTATTCGGGTTATTTGATTCACCCGAAATCATCATACCCAACTGAATTGCGCTGTCAAGGGTTATAAATTGTTTCAGTTCGTTTGCCATTATTTAACCTCCCTTTGATTGGGGTTGTTATTGTCCAATTTATCTTCTACCACTCCAACTTGTTTCGGTTGTAAAAACTGCCTCATCACCGCTTCTGTAATCTCCAAAACAAATTCATCCGGTATCTCATCGCTTGTCAGTGGTACGATCTGCATGTACACCTTTTTTATTGATGGGTCAAATGCCATGTAGTCAATCTTGTTTATGGATTGCCTGTAATAGATGGTGTTGTCACCCTTTAAGTCAAAAAGTTGCGACATCACAAATACATCGCTTGTACTCATCTTAGCGAATGGCTTTGAAATATCCTGCACCCGTGAAACGAAGTAGATGCCGTTGCCCTGCGGCAATCCTAAAACCATTTCGGGAAGGTTAGAGTAGTAAGTGTCAGTATCTTCATTGTACAACACATCAATGTCATCGTAACTCTTTAACCATGCTTCGTTGATCTCTATTTCACCTGTCAAACGGATTGCTTTACGGTAGTCATCGAGTATCTTCCATGCCCTTGCTGATTCAACTGCTTTCTGAAAGTCAAGCAATTCAAGCCCCTCTGCGTCCGTACTATCGCCACCTACATATCGGCGGTACACCATCAATGCCACATCCTTAGTCGTCATGCTTGCTGGGTATTTAATACGTTAGCATTCTGTGTAAGTTGTTGATCTGATACGGACACCCCGAAGTACCTTGCTATGGTGATGATGATTTCATTCTGCATATTCCAATTCCATGAAAAGTCCGTTGATGTTGCAGGATTATATTCAGGAAGCCCATTTGGAAGTGTCGTATAGCCCCATATAGGCGTTGCAGGCTGCTTTAAATACTCAAACAGGCACACACCCAAGTCAATCGGATAAAATTGATTGTAGGTATCGTAAAAGGTATTTATCGGGTTTTCTTTTGTAGGTGCTAAGTACCCTGCATCCATCCTGTCACCTAACTTATCATTGTCAATGGTTTTGACCTTGATTTGCTTTATTAAGTTGTAGTTGGGTGCTTCATTGAGTGCTTTTGCACGTGCCACTTCCGCATCATAACTTTCCTGATCGAAGGCACGTACCGCAATCTTATTCACGTAATTGGCTGGGTAAGACATCTTGCCCGTTTCATCTATCGGCAATACTTCTTTAACTATGAAGGCAAGCATCTTATCTGTGATAAGCTGCGTATTCTGATAGATTGCTACATACTTATTGAATAACTCTACGTTTGTGAGTTGTGCAAGTGAATTAAATTGGTCAGGGTCTAAATATCCTAATCCGACATCTTTCAACGTCAATTTTTGGACTGCCTCGTAGATTTGATTGACTGAGATACTCATTCATTAGCCCCACTTTTAAGTAACGTAAAACTCAACATTGAAACTAAAATACCCTACCGTACCTGTCCATCCTGCTGAATTTGCAAGTAATGTTGTTGCTCCTGTTGAAAGTATTTGTATTTCGCCTGGATAGTAGTTACCTGAATTATTCACGTTGACAGGAAATTGCATTGTAAGTGTTGGTCTGTAACCCGATGGTAATGTTGTAACGGCTGTTGATGCTGGATAAACGCTTGCTGTAACCCTACCTTCAATTTCCACCCTTCCATTTGCCCATTTACGGTATCTTCCGGTTTGTGTTGAACCACCGAAGTTTGCAAAGTTTGTTGAATAAGTAAGTGCTATCCAATCTGGAGTAGTTACGGTCAAATCAACCTGATGCGTTCCAGATGTGTCATCGGTTATTGTTATCGAACCATCAGAAGATTCCAATTTATTATATAGATAGCCCGCTGCTGTATCTGTGCTATCTGCTTTTACCTTGCCTGATTCTTCCAATCGGTAGGTAGTGGTATTGCCTGTCGTGGAACTTGTTACCGTTAAGGTATCTGATACAATATCGTAAGCGTAGCCATTGACGGTAAACGTAGTAGTATTTCCAACGGTTGAGGATTCAACTGTGATGTTATCACCGCCCTGTATCACGATATTTTGTCCGAGTGCTACATTCACGCCCTGATTGACGTTACTTACTCCACATCCACATGCACAAGCCACACCACTTATTGCTTCAATCTGTTCTAAGATTGCGTTAAGATCATTGCCACAAGTGATAGCTATCTGCGCCTCGCCAATAAGGAATGCGAGTTGTACCCATTTATCTTTTAAGGTACGTTCCTGTGGTGAACCTGTGCCTTGTATGGCAAGCCATTGCCTGTACACGGCATCCACCGCACAATAAACATCACACAAGTTAATATTGCATTGTGCCTTTTTGATTGTTCCAAGTAGTACGAAGTGAACGATGACACTTACATTATCTCCTACCTCAAAGGTTGCAGTATCATTGATGTTGATGTTATACCCACCGTTTACGATAGGTGTTATCTGGAAGGAAGGAATATCAACATTATTGGCAAGAATAACCCCTAAAGGATTAACACAAGTGATGCCGTATGTTACATCTGTTGCCTGATAGACAACGCTATTGACTGTCAGTACAAACGGTGTCTGATCTGCAACGATTATCAGGTTATCAATGCAACGAACAGTCCACCCAAGCGTAACACATCCGTTAGCACCTGTTGATGAACTATTTTGTTTTGGTAAGCAAAGATTAGTTTCTTTTTCAAGCGTGTACTCTTCATCATCGGCATCTGTAAAGACACCAACAATATCATAGTTACCAACCTGAATACTTGCACCCATGTAACCCATGTTAAAGACAAGCGGTACAGGTGCGGAAGGCGTAATAGTGCCTGTCAGTACAGTCCCCGATGGTAGTGTTAAGGTGTAGGATTGTGAACCCACACCAGCACCAACATAGGAACTTGCATCTTCGATTGTTACAGTACGAGTATAGTAGTTATAGACTACGGTGTAATCGTAATAATTGGTTGTTGCGCTATTGACGGGTACAGACATTTGTTGTGGTTTAAAAGAGGACGGTATGTTTCAACCGTCCTCCATTGTTAGAAAATCACATCTGTCTGCTTAGATGATCGCCGTGTACGGGGAGATCGGGCTAAGTGCAACGTACTCGTTGTAATCGGTGCTTTGTGCTGCTGAAATGTAAGCATCTGATGTAGCACTGATGAAGTACCTTTTGCGAATGTTGTCCGAGTGGTTGTAGTCGAAGTAGATACCACGAATTGCCGTTGATACCACTGTCGTTCCCTCAATGAAAGATAACGGCGATGATGCGCTACCTAATCCTGCATCGGATGGAGGTACACAATACCCGAAAAACACATTATCCATCTTCTCCATGTCAAAGACTTTGGTAGAGAGGACTGTGGTTGCACCGTAATAGTCCGAACCCATCGCAATGATTCCGGCTTTAATTCTTACTGTTCCCATTTTGTTGATTAATTAAAGAACTTTTCAATTTGTAAATAATTACCTGAATGGTCTTTCACCACCCGATTGCACTGTTACCATGCTGCTTTAATTAAGCAATGCTTTTTAGTTAGCACCCTTCGCTTCGATCAACTTTTTAAGGTTCTCGTAGTGAATCTGTCCTTCATCACTTTGAAGGAATGCTACCAGCTTTTTGAACGCCTCTTCTTGCTTTTGACGACCGGAAAATCCTTTGATCTTATCCTGTGTGCCGGTGTACTGATAACTGAAACCTGTGAACTCCATCACACCAAACTCTTCTGCCTTATGAGCGATGATAGCGGCTGTTGCCTTGTCATCATTCATGGCATTCAATATAAGTTCGGGGTTCTGATCGGCTTTGTCATGCAGTTTAAGCAGTAATTCAGGTTCGGTAAGGTTCAAGTCAATATTGAACAAACGTGCAATATCTCCTTGTTTACGGGTGTCCCCTTCCAACTGATTAATCATGTGGTGGGCTTTGTCCGTAGCCGTTCTGCTTGCAAGGGATTTCTTAGCCGTATCAACCACATCACGGAAGTAAAACAAAATCTGTACACGGGTATCACGATTTGGATTAGAGCCATTGAAGTTGCATTTACGCAAGTATTCCAATGTGTTCTTTTGTGTGCGTGAATCCACCGTTATCACACCATTGTTGATGTAGATGATGTCGTCCTTGTTGCCACGTAAAGCACCTTTAAACTCCTGACGGTAGTTTTCAGGGAATCCCATTTTTATCTGTTCATCCTGATAGATGCTACGTTTACACGCTGCGATGTGGCGAATGACCCTGCTTACTTCGTTACCGTCTTTATCGGTTTCGATGATACTGTCGTACCAGGGGATTTTCTCCATCCCACCGTGAGCGATCTTCTGTCGCCGTCCCTCTAAGAATCCATCCTCCAAAAAGTAGGGGGACGTATCCTTAGAGAGTGCGGTTTCGAAAATGACAGGTCTTACGTCTTGCTTTGTTGCTGTTGCTGTTGCCATTATTAAATAATTATTTGGTTTTATGCGGTACGCTGAATGTAGTGCAACTGTTTTGCGGCATTCAGTTCGATACCAAGCGTGGTTGCCCAACACATTGCAGTAACCCTTTGAGTTGTAGGACGAAGCAACGGACTTCCAGAGAAGTAACCCATGCCATCTACAATCCAATGGTCGTAACCGTAGTCACGTCCGTTACCGAACAATGTCACCCTTTCGATGTAATCAACTTGTTGGGTGGGCTGTCCGTATTTGCTTGTACCGATTGTTTTTCCTGTGGGAAGTACGATAGCGCAACCTGTGTAGTCACCATTCACCAATGCAGCACCCAAGAAATCAGGGCGGTTAAAAATCTGCATATTGTGGAAGTGCCATGTACGTTGAAATGCACCAAAACTTTGGAATCCGTATTCAAGTGCTGCTTCCTGACTTCCAAAAGCACCGTAGCTTACGCTGCCATTAGGAAACCAATCTTTGATTGCGTTTTGAGCATCGAGTATCCATTCGATACCGCCCCAACATTCCCATTCCTTAACGGATTGGTTTTTCTCCATAAGGATTGCCATGTCCTGAAAGTCAGAAATAGTCCATCCTACTGCTTTGGAGTAGTTAGCGGTGTTGCCCCATGCCTTGATGCCAGGTATTACGCCTGTCGTTCCAAGTCCGTTTGTGGCTTGTAAGGATGTGTTGGTTACCGCTTGTCCGGTGATGCCGTATTCTTCCATTGCGTTCATGAACTCAAGGTAAACACGGTCAGCTTCGGCGTGTGACCACACCTGATCCATTTCAAGGGTAAGTGGGTTTTGATACGGCCAGAACACAACGTCCTGATCGAATGATGCGAGGGCTTGACCTGTAACAGTCCAGTCCCTACGGAACTCCTGCATCGTGTTTTGGAAGATCACACCCTGACCACGAATAGAGTTCAATCCCGCTGAACTTCCTTCAATTACCGACTGTGCGGTATTGATAAGAACGGTTTGTCCTGCTGCGAATGAAACACCTATTGTTGCAAGGTCAGCCGTAACATTGATTATCCATGCGTATGGGGTGGTCGTGTTTACGGAGTTGATGGTGTAGTAGTTTGTGCCGTCAAAAATTTTGTAACCAGGCTGTACGTTTGCCATTGTACCTGAATTGAGGTAGGCAGAGGCATTCGTGATGGTTACGTTGGCTGCTGCTCCTACTGCTCCTGATGTTGCAGAAACGGTGATAGGTTGCGTCAAACGGTCATTTTCAACGTGGTAAAAGGTTGTTGCGGGGCGTGTTGATCGGGCGGTTTTAAGATCGAGCCATGCAAAAAGGCGGTCAGAGCCATAGGCAGCATACACCATCTGTTTGTAGAAGTTATGCACCTGTATTGGGTTGACACCTGCGTAGTATATCGTGCTAATGTTTGTTAGGTTAGCACCAACTTGGTTAGACATTGTGAGAGTAATTTAAAAGTGTCGTGTCGGTAAATAATAAGTGCTATCGCAATCCCTGTGTTCGTGCTTGCTCTTTAATCCTCTGCAACTCTGTTGCTTGGTTAAAGGCTTGCTTGGTAGATTTTCCACTGTCAAGCGGTTCTTGGTGGGCATTCTTGTAAGGAGATAATGCTTCCGACACTTCCTTATCAGCCCGTGCCTTAGAAATCACTTCAATGGCATCTTTCCGAATTGTTTCATTGTTCCAGATAGCGTTCTGTACAAACTGCTTCATGTCAAATGGTGTTTTGCCATCTGAATTTTGCTTGTAGAAGATAAACATATCCTTTAGTTCAGACTTTAACCGTTCTGTGGTCTTGGGGTCTAAACTTAGTTCATGTATTTCTCCTTTGAACTCTACCTGTACTTTGTTAGGGATTTTGTTTTGTAGTTGTGGTAACTCTTGGTTGATGGATTTTACAAACCCATACTCTTTCTTCACACCGTCAATCGTGGCGTTTGCTTTTGCACGGATGTCATTTGCTACCGATGAAATTTCCGTTTCATCATAGACAATATTTCCGTCATCATCTATATCTGCAAAACGCTTGTCAAACTTCTCTTTGATTTGTTCGGGCGTGATGTTTTTGTTTTGTGCTTTCAGCTTGGCGGCGAAGTTCTCTGCTACCAACTCTGAATCAGGCATATCTTTGATCTTCTTTATATTCAGAAAATCATCTACTTTAAGATTTTTGTTTTTTACACCGTACTCAATAAGTTCGGCGGTTTCTTCATCTTCGCTTTGCTTTGGGGCGGCTTTCTTGGTCAGTTCATCGAAGGATGAAACGTCAATGCCTTTGCTACGTAAAAACTCTATCGCAGATTCATCTGTGATTTCGGCTTTAGCATCAGGCTTTACTTCTTCTTTCTTAACTGCGGGTTCTGTAACTGTTGCAGCGGGTGTTTCCGTCTTTACTTCAATGGCGGGAGGTTCAGCAGTAGCAGTAGGTGTTTGATTAGCAGCGGGCGTAATAGTGGCTGCTTTCTTTTCTGCTTGCTCCTTATACGGGGCGTTTAGCTTTTCTAACTTTTCTTGCGAAAGTGTGTTTGTGTTCACTAATCATGGCAATGAAGTTGAATTGTGTAGATAATAAGTAGTTGTAAAGGTAACAAACTATTTTTTTAATATGCAAATTATTTTTTCAAGTAGTAAAATCCACCCATTGATTAAACGAATTACTTGTCAGCGCATCATCGAACAACGTAACATCCACCTTTGCAAAATAGGTAGTGTTGTCATTGTTTAATGTGTATCTGAATAGCACCCCTCTTATCGAATCATCTGTTGGCGGCAAGTCTGATTGCACAAACGAATCACCATCATTGGGTATGTGTACCTTGTTTAAGTTTGAGTGTGGTATCAGCCATCCCTTTGTGATAGTGTCCATGTAGGTCGTATCAAAGTTCATCTGAAAGGGTATGGCGTAATAGTTACCATCCCTCTGATGAAGATTTAATCTAAATATCTGTGCCATTATGCTATCGCTTTTTCTTTTTCAGCCATTGACTGCTCATGTGCCTGTTCCTCTTTTACAAGATTCAACTTTGAAATTTCCTGAATCAATTTCTTTTGAAGATCGGCTTGTTCCTTCATCTGTGTGGCAAGCAGATTATACTTACCTGTAATTTCTGCTGTCTGTTGACTATTTTTTCCTTGCTGTTCGACAAGTGCCATCTTCGCTTGCATTTCCATTTGAAACTTCTGACTTTCCAACTGCATTGCGCCCTGTTGCATCTGCATGGCTTGTTTTTCCCTCTTTCTCATTTTCAAATTCAAAAACTGAACAGCCATCTTGTAATTTTTAACAAAACGTATCGAAAGATAATCTGAAAAATCAATTTTCCCTTGCTGCAAAGCCATTGCCGTATCTTGCTGTAACTGCATTAACTCTTGATCGGTTGGTTCATCACGAAAGAAAAATCCATAACGGTATAGCGGCATATCATCAATACTTTCAATAACACCTGTGTTAATGCTTCCGACCATGCTTTTTATCCTATCCCATGTTTGAGGATTGTATTTTGCAATATCATTCAGCATCAACGAAACATAGTTAGCTGTTTTGATAACCACTTGTTGAAATCCTGAATACAAGAAGTGTCTTGCATTGCTTGACGCTATTGCTGCACGTTCAGATACCTGTGCGCCTAATCGTGGTGGTGGTGCTAAAGCATCTGCCGTTGGATTGACACCCATCGTAAGAGCAATCTTATCCGACATCTGATTCATGATATGCAAGTACCATTCGACACTTGGGTCAATGCCGTTTTCCATCAGCATGTGTGGCTGTGAACCGTTGTTGGTAAGCGGTAACGGGTCGCCCATCTCATCCCTTGTCTTGTGGATGGTTGAACCTGTTTGCAGGTACATTTTTATCAAGTCCTCTTTTTTAAGGTTTCCTCCATCACCGTATGTTACCTCTGCCAGCGCATCCCAATTAAAAGAATACCCTCTTGGCAATGATTTAATGATGGCATACTTCATCTTTAAGTATGCTTCCTGATATGTGTCAGCATAAGCGATCACGTTTTCGGTCAGCCCTTTTTCTGAATAGCGGTTGATGATAAGTGAAAATGGCGTGAACTGCTCCCTACCTTGTTCTCTTGGCATGTTGAGCAACTTACCCCAATCATAGACTTTGTTGATACCTTCTATGTAGTAACCTTTGTACACACATTCAGCCCAATACACCTGTTTCTTTTTATCTTCTCCATCTACTTCATAATCGTTGGGCTTGCGTTTTATTTTTGGCTTGCCGGTCTTGGTCTTTGATTCTTCATAGGTTATAACATCGGGGCTTTTCACCTCGAAGTAGTACATATCAATCTCTACCTTTCTAAGGTCAGCCATGTTCCACCGCCTCCAATCAAAGCCATACAACCCATAGGAAGGATAATCGGTTGCCTGTCGGTGCGATGCTTTGTCCCATATCATCTTCACATCTTCAATGGTCAGCAAGTGTCCAAACTGTTCTAACACATCCACAAGCGTTGCTGCTGGGCGGTAGTACCACATATTAGCATCATGGTAATCTTTGAACTTGCTCCACATGATAAAACACTTGTACGGATACATATACTGCATCTTAGGCATCCCTGTGAAGTTGTCTATGTACAAACGGTGGGTGGACATACCGAAGTCAATAGCATCTTCCTTTAACAACTTAGACATTTCATCGAACTGATTATAGTCGAAGATGGCTTTTTGCGTGATCTCCTGCGCTATCTCAATATCCATTGAGTAGTATTCGCTGTTCATCAGCATGTCAAGTTCCGCTTCATTCTCAAAGTCAATATCTACATTCGGCATCCCTTCACCGCCTAATGGCTTCCTTAAAACCTGTTTGTCAAATTCTGATTTTATAGGTCTTTCAAGCCCCATCTTTTTAGATAACTGTGCAAGTTTACGGTCAAGGATAGGTTGTATCATCAACAGTTTCTTGTCATTGAGTTTCTTTTGGTTGGCAAGCGGGTCAATAGCATTACAACTGATACTTGCAGGAATCTTATTTAAGTCTGCTAAGATACGCTGCCTTATCTGTGGTATAATAGGTGCTATATCCCAGTTCATGCCCATGTACATGGCTTGCTTGTCCTGTGGGTCAAAGTCCACCTTATACCTTTCGATAGGTTGGTTGCCTTCTGCGAATTGACGTATTAATGTGGCATCATAAGAGTTCTGCCCATTATACCATCCACCATAAATAGGACGCATCAGGTTGCGGCTGCTTAAAAATAGGTCTGCCCCCCATTCTGCTGTTTTTTTAGATGGGTCTATCGCATGGGTTTTCCAATCATAGATGTTAAGCGATGCGATGCTTGTTTTGTCCGTAGTATTGCTCATGTGTTAAGACTTGATTGCCTTGTCTGATTGGGAATAAATAATCAATCGGGGACTTTCCGTTTTCACTCTTTATGGTATTCACATTAGGGTTGTATTTCTTTAAACTTTGACTGCCTAATTCTGTATGTATCATCGCCATCACCGCATCAAACTTGGTGCTTTGGCTTTTGTCAAATGCCATCAGTTGTTCAATCGTCCTGTCAAACCAAAAATACTCCATATTATCTTTTTCGTTCTCATTGGTTTCAGGGTTAGGCGGTGCAAACCTGTTCTCTATCAGTTCACAACCGATCTTTATGATCTCTGTTCCTGTGGGTGTGCCTAAGTCATTATCGCCTTGCGTGTACTTTGAAAACTTAGTTACTTCGGGACGGTTCATGATAAATGCCGTGAGCCGCTTGTTCTTCATGTCCCTGAACAGTCCATAGTTTTTTCTTTCAATCTGCAACTTAGCACCATAGAAAAACATGGCTTTATAAATATCTTCATAAAACATCATCGCACTTTCTTCCCTATGCAGGTATTCAAGACAGTAGATATTTGAAAATTTAGGATTGGCAAAATTGTTTTTTAAAAACACAAGGAATGAACCCTTTGAACCTTCGCCATCCTGCACCGCATCATAGTCGAAAGGGTCAATACCCATAACAAATTGTGTCATGCCAAAGGGTGCAAACGTACCGTTGTCAAGCACCTTCACATTATTGGTCATCTCAAAACCTGCTATTTCAGGAAAGTATGCTATACGGAACTTACCTTCTGTGTCATCCCTGAAAACAACCTTTGAAAACTTCTCGTTGTTTGCCCAAAAAAGATTTCCGGTACGATATATTACAGGACGTTGTTCTGACGGCACAAACTCATTGCGTAGGTAGTCTAATCGCTTTCCCCACCTAAGATTGTCGAAGGTGGCAGTACCACCCATCGTAGTAAGCGCCTCCTGTACGTTACAGGGTTTTTGACGGATAACCTTTAGCTTATCTCTTGGGTTTTTCTTTGAATCAACTTCTATCTGCCTTAGTTTCTTTGCTTCTACCTCATCTACTTCGCCATACTTGTTTACAAGCGGCTGCATAGTACGTGGCGACTGTCCCCTGACGCTAAGATGAAAAGGGATAAACCACCTGTAAAGCCCTGATGAAGTACGCCCCATCATGTCCCTTTCATTGGGATTGCTTTCACGCCAAATTTTTATGAAGTTGTCTATACTTTCTGCACTTGTTTCTTTGTCATCATCACCTTCGATTGTTGAAAGGAGATACGCCTTTCCAATAATATCGTAACCATCAACTAAGCAAAGTTTATGCGTTATCCATGCTTTGTAGGCATTACTTTTTGTCCATTTTGCCACCTCGTCCATTATAAGACGATACAACTTATAACCGTCATAAGCCGTTTCCGAAGTGTTTGCCCAATCAATCTTTGTGTTTAAAGAATCACTACCCAAACTCTGTATTAATCTCTGATCTCCTTTTCCTGCACGTTGGGCGGGTTGTGCAAATTCAAGCGTAGTCTTTGGCGGGAAAACACCATTAATCATAGGTTTCATCCAATACGGATAACGTGCATACCCTTTTACAAGGTTGCCGAAGTTGGCATCTTTCGCATCATCACCCGTCTTGCTTAAAATACCAAACCACTTGTCATAAACTCCCCTTGCCTTGTTCATAAAACAAGAAAGTTTACGATGTGTACAACCTTCCCTACGTGGTTTAAATTCTATTGAACCAAAGCAATGGTCATCCAATTCACAGTGCCGATAGAAGTAGAAATCGTGCATCTGGTTAAGGATAAAATCAGGGTGTCGTCCGTCAATAGTCCAAAACGTCAACCAATGATAGGCATCAGGTGGAATCCAAAACGGCTTTCCTTTGAGCATTATCCATAGCCCTTCCCTGCATCGCAAATCTTCTATCTCTGCGATCTCTGTCTGCTGTTCGTATGACAGGTGGGAAAACTGTTCATCGGTATAGTTATACAGCCGTTTCCAATATTGGTCGGAAATGTGCTGATCGTGACCGATGATCTTTTTTAATGCCGGCGGGTCATCAAACTCAAATTTATATCCTTGTTTTTCTAACTCCACTCATAGCACTTAAAAGGTTGAACCGTGTAGATAATTATTAGTCCTCGTAAAAGCCATAACAAGGCAGTAGCGCAATGTTAAGCGGCTTCGTAGTATCTTTCTTTGATAGTGCCATTTTCACCGGCACAGCAATGATTGTCTGACCAAAAATACACTTTTTTACATCACTATTTTTACTGCAATATATTTCATCACCTACTTTTACGTCTAACTTCTTAGCATCATTCGGGTTGATATACAACACCTTTGTCCAAAATCCTTTGTTGTTAGTATCTACCTTACGTGCTACTTCGGGTATGATGATCGAACCTATCCGATCTTCTTTCATCACAGGCACTTCACAATATATCAATGTTTCACGTGGAACAATTTCTCCGTCCCGCATGATGCCGAATAAATCCCATTCGTTGTCATCACACCACCTTAATTCATCTCCATTTTCTTCCTTTTGGATGAAATTTTCGTTTCTGAATGATTTGCTAAATGGGTTTTCCTGATCGTAGTCATGTCCTATACGATAGCTGACGGCTGCCTTATCTCCTTTGCGGTATGTGCCGTCAAAAGATGATTCTATGTAGCACGTTTCAGTTGTCCATTCAGGCTTGTTTTCTACGTTAGCGATAAATAAAGAACCAACCTTTAGTCGTTCTTCAATATCAGCCTTCTTGTAACGCAGTATAATCTTGTGGTTTGCGGCGGTTATTTTCATGTTTGTTTCTGTATTTTTTTGCTAAGAACTCTGCCATGTTACGTGAGCCTTCAAAGGTCATCGGTACTTCATCATTGATTATTTTTTCCGGTAACTCATACATCGCCTCCAATTCTCTTAAATCTATTGCCGCCTCTGATGAAATCTTACGTGCAAGCATGTGCGCTTCCCCTTTCAGCTTTATGTCTGCCTTCATCTGTTTCATGAATGCTTTCAGCCCTTTGGCATCGCCGGTATATTCTATTTCAAGTCCGCTACGTGAAAACTCAAACAGTTCCGATGCGGTATCAACGGCACTAAGGTATGTCTGCCATAACGGGTGTTGCGTTTCTAAGAACCACCATGTAATAAAATGATTGACGCTATCATTTCTGTTTACGAAAATCTTTTTTACGTAGTCATCATTAATGTCAAGCCCTACCTTCTTTAAGATTGTTTTTTTGTTTTCCTTCCTGTCTTTTGACTTACGGATAAGTGCGCTCTGATACGAATACGCAAAAACAACGTAGCGTACAATCTTATCTTTTACCTCATCCGAATAAGTCAGTTCATCAATAAATTTATAGCCGTCAAGATTAAGGGACGAAAAAATATCCCTGATGCTTTCCGATGGAGATGCTGTCCTTATCCTGTCAAACAAGCTGTCACTATTCATAAATCGTGCTTGTAGTTTCCTGTGTTACCTTTTTTATGAACTTGTCAATGCAGTCATGTCCTTTCAAACTTAGCATGAATAGCTTGGAACGTCCTTTCTGATTGGTGCTTTCCTTTTGTGTTGTTACGATGTACTGTTTCTCATGCAGCACTATCATCAACTTCCTGATGTCGCCTCTGTGAATGTTGACAAGCGAAATCAGTCGTAGCCTTATCGCTTCTGAATCAAGGGGCTTTTGCGACAACCATAAGATAGACAAAATAGCAAAATCTGTCTTAGTAAGGTTCATGGACTTCATGTGTGCATCAAGGTTCATAGAGGCAAAGTACATTCTTAGCACCGTCCTCATGAATGAATCTTTTAAGTCGTACTCCTTGTTGTTGAACGTGATGTTAGTGATGCCGCTTTTGTTCTGCAACTTCTTAAACACCTTTGTTACCGCATACATTTCACTATTCAACAAAAGTTCCAATCGCTGTAAATGTGTAGCTACCGTTTCACTTCCAATGACAATAATATTTTTATCACACAACACTTCGATGGCTTCCTTGTTTGCCTCTTTATCTATGAACGGCTTACGGAACAACTTAGCAAACTCTCTTGTTTCAAGCCCTTTTTCTTCATCAATCAACACGATATAAACCTGCCGATTGAGTTTGTTGGCGATAGATAATTTTTCATCCAGCCAACTATCAGATAGAAACCTGTTTGCGTTACGTACCCTTCCCGCCTCCTTGCTTGACAATCGCATGAACTTATCTGACTTTGCTTCTATAAGCATTTCTTCCACAAAGTAATCAAGTAGCTTGCCTCTGATTTTATCAATCACAAGTTTACGAATTTCGTTATCTCTGTAAAGAATGTCAATTCCTCATTATCCGTTTTGATGCCTTGCTTATACCGTTCAATAAGTCCTATAAGGATAGCGTTGTTCTTTGTTATTATTTCGGGGGAATCCCTTACTGTTTTTTCCGCTTTTGCAACAAGCAACGGATTTTCTTTCTTTGCTCGGTCAATCATCTTAGCAATCTGTTCTTCGCTATATTTCAGCTTACCTTCATATCTCTTGATGTAATACTCCTTTGCAACGTACTCAATATTGAGTTGCAATAGTTCCCGCTTATGCTTCCACAAATCATCCAAAAGCAAATATTTGTTCAATAAAGAATCTTCTCCTTCGACAAACGACTTATCCATTTCTTCAATCAGCAACAACTTATTTGCTATCTGTTGTTCAAGGATAATTTTCTCTGCCTGATGTACGTCAATCTTATCTTTTGCTTCAAAGATTACATTACCAAACTCATCATTTCGCATGGTAACAGGCAGTTCAAGTATCTCTGCTATCTTATCAAACAGGTGTGTTATGGCACTTGGCTTGGTTGTCATATTTCTATTACGTTTTCTTTTTTCATCAATTCCTGCATTGCGTCCTCAAACTCTTTGCGCAATGATTCATCCTGCATCACCACTCTTTTATCTTTCCCTTCACCTTCCACTTTAAGCACACCTCTTTCAACCACCAAATACTTATTCACCAATTCCATGATGTAAATTCCTGATCGTAGGCAAGCAATGATTCATTGGTTGTGTTTACTTTCATGTTATTGTTTTAAGATGTTCTATATTGAATGGTGAATGTTGCGTGTTTAGCCGATGCGCTTCCTGCCTTTATTGATATGATGTAGCCATCGTTAGTGCTATTCTTTGACAGGCTAACCCTTGTACCTGTGCCTGATGTAGCCGTAATACTATTTTCTAATCTGCCAACACCCATATACATTACCTCATTAGCATTTGCACCCACACCTGCTATTGTCGCAGGAGTAGGACAATCTGATGGCAACGTGAATGTAACAAGTGTATTAGTTGTACCTGCAACTGAATAAACCACCGCCAATGTCAATGTTACAAGACCTCCCACCTGTGACCATGCATATTGTTGTGATGACAATGATGAAGGAGGTGTGCTATCCCATGTTATTGTGCCTGCATAGGTACTAAGCGGAAAATCCTTATATGTTATTTCTGTAAATGTAGCAGCACTATTGGTATTATTTGCCCACATCGTATAGGCAGATGATGTAACCAACATTGCTTTCGTGACTTTATTAGCCCCTATCGTAGTAGTGTTTCCAACTGATGAGACATCACCTGAAAGATTTGCATTGGTAGTTACTGTTGCTGCATTACCGCTTATGTTTGTCTGATCGCCTGTGTTGACGTTGGATGTGTTTCCTATAACAACCAACTGTGCATCTGTGACGTATCGCTTATTGCTTGAATCGGCTATGTCTGCTGTCGTGGCATCCGCACCTGACGTTACCAACCCTTTGCTATCATAGGTAATCTTTGTTTTGGTAGCCCCTGATATTGAACCATTAGGAGATACATAATCCGTTCCTGCTACGGCTGCACTTATTGACGTACCATCGCCTTTTAAAACGCCTGTTACAGTAGTTCTTAGTGTCAATGAAGGAGTAGCACCACCTGATGATGTACCTGCCAACCCATTCGATGAAGCCACGCTTATAGATGTCACCGTACCACCCGTAAACTGTATCTTCCAAAATGAAGGTTGTGTTGACGGACTTTGTGTAGGTGCGGCTTTCTTCACACACAAATAAACAGAACCGGAATATAAAATATATGAACCGCTATCATAGCTTTTATTGCCATCATATTGTTCATAAAGATTATTATCGGTATTAGTTAATGGCGTTCTCATGTTATTGTTTTTCAAGAATAAATTTATCATGCAGCCTTCGCCTCATTTCAAACACCATTTCTTCAAATGCCTGCTTACATTCTTCTTCGTCCATTTTATCAAACGGTGTTGTTGCATTGTATTGTAACAGATGCCATGAATCACCTACTTTATGGCTAAGGTTGATAGCTGTCCCACGTTCTTCAATCGTCATAGAAATACCCTCCTGTGGCTTTTACCCATTTGTCAAGCAAATCCCGCCAACTCTTTTTTTCTTCTTCCGTAAGCCCACGATTATCTTTACCACTCCACATTTCAGAACCGCCACCTTCGGGAACTTCACCACTTAAATCATTCATGTAATTTGATATAGCGTGTACATCTTTATTCAGTAGCGGCATATCCTGATGTGCCATGTGCCATTGTGCTGATGGATGCCATTGGTGAATAGGCATTGGTTCGTGGATGGTAATACCTCTTACGCCATTTATATCCCTACGGTTGCTGTACCAGGGGTCTTCTTCGCCGTATCCAGAGAACATGGGGAATCTGCCATACGGCATAATATCCAAAAATGTTTTCTTCCTGATGGAACAAGTCTGATGTGTTACAAAGTTTTCCGTTTTAACATTATTCAATGTAAATGGGTCATTGAAACCTTCGAGATTTTTGATGTTGTAGAGGTTTTCTCTCCAGTCAACGGTATCTATCAAGACTTGTGTTTCAGGTCGAAGGTTGTACGTTTTCATTGCTACAAACACCCTATCTTCTTTTGTATGTGGTTCATATAGCAATCGTAAGCATTCAGGTTGCAGCATTGTTTCTGCTGTTGTTTCAGCAATTACTTCACCTCTTGCCATTTGAAACATGGTGTTGAAGCTGACTGTACATCCTCGCCATCCATGCGGATGTTCAATACGGATATAAGTATAATTCACACCTTTATCTTTGCAATAGTCAACCACTTGCTTTGCGTTGTCCGGTGAGTTGTCATCACAAAAAATTAGTTCATACTCTGACTTCGGAAAATCCTGCCAACAGTATGTTTCTATTGAACGCTTTAACAAATGAGCGTTATCTTTAATCGGTATGCAAAGTGAAATTTTAATTTTTGACATATAGATGGTGACTTATTTTTTCAAGCGTTTCTAAACATTCTTCTTTTGTTCCTTCGATTGAGATTTGTACTTTTTCATACGGTAATGTTTCTTGCATTTTTTCACCATTGGTTTCGTAGGTATCTCTGATTAGGATTTCTATTTTCATTATTGCCGTACAGGTTTTCCACCATAAGTTGCATGACAAACTAACCACCATGAATTATGTGGATCATTAAACTCTTGCGGGGGACTATCAGAAAAATCTAAATTAATAAATCCATGCCTCGTCATCAATTCTGTTAATGTAGCAACCGTATAAGTTATAAAATGGCTTTCGTACATACTCGACCCCCATGCGTAAATCTTGCGTCTTGCCGCTTCCAGTGGGGTTATGCCGTCCTCTACTGCCATGATGTGATAGTCCCTATGATGCTCTTTCCCGCTTGCATCAATGGCATTAATCTTTATCCATCCTGATGGTAATGTTTCGCCGAATAAAGTGTGCATTGCATAAACAGTCATTGCGCTGTGGAAATTAGGTGTGCCTACTCTTACCTTTGCGCCTACTTTCAGTAATCTTGTCCATTCAGTCCATATTTCATCTACTCTATATTGCAGGGCGTGTTCGCAGCAATCCCCTAATTCGAGGTAGTCAACACACGCATCAGGCAACGGTATATCTGCGTATTCGCTCACTATATCTATATGTTCGTTTGCAATGCCATCATGGTTAATCCATTCGTTTTCGGGTTTCATGAAGTGCAAGCCTGCACATATGGAAAGTTTCACTTCCGGCAGTGACAACTTATCCTTCAACCTCTCAACGGTTTCTGCGATACGTTCTTCCTTTGTTTTTTCGATTGACGCAACTTCTGATACTGCTTTATTAGTCTGCTTTTTCATTTTTTAGTTTTTGTTTGTAGTGTTCAATAGATAGTTCTATTTCGTTTAGTTCACCGAGTAACTTTAATTTTTTCTGTCTTAAATGTTCGATCTTCTCCTCTGTGGTGTATGGTTCTTCGATGAATTGTTCATGAAGTTGTGTGTCGTTCATTGTTGTTCTTTTTCAATGCCATCAAAAATATCTTTCGCAATTTGTATTGAATATCTTCCGATGTCATCTATGCCTATCACACCGCTCATGGCAAGTCCTTGTGCTATCGTTATTACTGCATTTTCAAACTTCGTGTTGCCACCGATTGTTTTTTGCTCCATGTATGGGTTACCGTTGCCATCAATGAATTGAGTGGTGGATGTTACGGGGAACATTGGCTGTGATCTGTTGTTCATTTTTTCTTTAGTTGTTTCTTGAAAAACTTTCTCACTTTCTTTTTGCTGAAAATTTTTGGGTTAAAGCCAAAGAGGTAAACTTCCGTTCCTTCAATGTAATAATGATCTTCACGATTCTTTAATGTGCTTTTCCACCTTTCACGCCTCATTAGTTCAGGTCTGTTGATTTGGGAATTTCTCTGTCCATGATGTACTTGTACAACTTCTCTGATAGTTCGTAAACATCAATCGTTGTCCCGAACTTTTCAATCATTGCGATGTTCATGTCCATCGCTGACATGACACATTCTAATCTTACTTGTTGTTCACAAAACAGTTCTTCCATGATGAGTTATTTTATCGGTACATAAATACTTCTCTGTCCTGACTTGTATTCCCTGATGATTTTAAGCAAATATCCATTTAAACCCATGACTTTTTGTTAGTTTTCCTCTGCAACAAAGAGAAATATTCGATCTTGGTATATTATAATGCCTTGCAGCATCACCAATACACTCCCACTTTTTAATAAAAATCCCATTTAAATCGTATTGCAAACACCCCTTTTTGCTTTTAGATGCCTTTCTCATTTTAGAAATGGTGTCAGTGGAATGCGACCTGCCAAGCCATGTTTTAGGCAATTTGCTCTTTTGTTCATCAGTATATTTAATCCCGCTATTCCACGCTGGCTTACCCCTTCTTGAAGAAAGCAATTTATTCTTGTGATCTTCTGTCAACTTTATGCCCTTTCTTGATTCAGATAATATTTTTCTGGTTTCATCTGTATGTTTTTTCCCATAGAAAGGATTTTCTTTACCTTTCATTTTTCCTTTTTTTATTTCTGAAAGGTGTTGCTTTTGTTCTGCTGTCACTATCCTTCCCCTACACCCATCGCCCCCAATAGTTAAGTTTAAAGACTCATATCCGTCATCCTTTATTAATTTTATGATTTGCCTTTCTCTAAAATCGAATACCTCTTGTGGGCTATCTGGTGATATGTAATAAACTGGTTGAAAAGTGTGGTTTTCTACGCCATGTTTTTTTAAGGAGTTGTATATTCGTGGCTGATCTTTACAATGAAGGTTTTTATATTGCTTAAACCGTTTGTAAACATTTCTGCTCTGTCCAATGTAAACTTTTTCACTTGGACTTGCGATTAAGTAGATTCCAGAATATGTTTTACTTACTTCCATTATGATTTGCTAAAATGGTGAGTAATAAATTGATCTCGTTCCATCAATGTATTCCTGTTTTACCTTCTCAAATTTATGAAACATTTCTCCTGCATAATCCTGTTTGAACTTTGTGTATTCATCACCGCCTTTATCAATGTGTGTTATGTCTGTTCCCACTAAAAAGCAACTTATGAATCCTGCAATCTTGCAGCGTACCGATGCTAAACTATCGTCAAATCCGTAGATACCATCCATCTGATACAGATATCCAATTTTGTCAAGCAATTTAGGGTTGTACATTTGTACTGTTCCAAATCCATGATTGACTTTTTCTATCGTTAGCCATTCTTGCCCTCGTTCATGTGGCAACTGTATAAGTTCTGATCGGTAGTGCGGATTTTCATGGTTTACTTTTTCTTCTAAATCAGGACGCTTCAAGCAAATAATTCCTATGCTTGGCATACGTGCTATACATTCTTCCATCTTATCTACCCATCCTTCCTGATGTATGATTACGTCATTGTCCATTTTCACAACACACTGATCTTTTTTTCTTTCTTTCCATGCTTGCGATATAGCATTAGCGGTTCCAATATTCCTTCCGTTATCAATGATATGCAATGTTTCATTCGGGTACATTGTTTCAAATGCCTTTGAGAAATCATCGTAAATATCTTGCGTTCTTTGGTATGAATTGTTATCCGATATGTACAACTGATGCTTGTGAAAATTAACAGTTTTCAATAGCCCATACAATGTTTGTTCTGTGTATGCAGACCTGTTATTTTGTTCCGTATCGAATACGGCGAGTGCTATTAAAGCCATAATTAATAATTAGAGATGTGTCGCCAATTTTGGTTATAATGAATCATTATCTCGTTGTCTATTGCTATCTTGATTCCGTTTTCGTGGTAGTAGAATGAAGCTGTGGTATCTGCATGGTCACGTGAATCAGGATGAAGGAAAAATGGTGTGAGCGATAATACTTCTATCTTAAATAAACAACATCCAAAGCCAAAACTACTTCCCCTTGTTTCGCCTGTGCCATACGAAAGATAATCTTCGAGCCATCCAATATTTCTGTTTGTTACCTGACCTATTGGACAATTTTCAATCTCTGTACCTATCAGATGTGTGTTCCATTCATTCGTTCCTAAGAAATATCGTGCTACGGCAACTTGCTCATCGTATGCCATTAGTTTTTCAATGATGTTAGGTGTGACGATCAAGTCGCATTCCACCATGAAAAGGTAGTCATACCCTTCTGCAAGTGCTTTGTGTCGCAAGATATTTTGACATTCACAAAGTATCTGATTGTTTCTTTTTCCGATAGGTGAAATGTAGTCAACGTCAACGCCATACTTCATGATAACATTCTTTGCGCTCCAATATTTATCATCCGAATTATCTACAAAATAAAAATCTTTGTTCGGGTAACTCAAATTGAACAAGGCATGAAAATACTCATCCATGCAATAGGACTTAATGGAATTTATAGGACACCCTACAAGTACCTTCGGATGGTTCATTTCCTAATTCAATATTTTTTTGATGAGGGGCTGCTCGTTGTGATCGTCCTTCGTGATATAGTTGAAGAACTGTTCAGCATCACTTACAATATTTTCTGCTGTTACCTTTTCGCCGGATTGTGGGTTGGTCGCTGCGAAGTTCTTTTTCATTGCATACTCCATTGAGGTAATCCTCATTTGGTAGTACATCTGATTCTCTGGTTTCATTTATGTTGTTTTGTAAATAATCAATCCTTTCCTTCCCTGCCCGAAATCCTTACAATGCTTTTCTTTCCGAATGAGTAACACACCAACTTTTTGTAACTCTCATTGCTGAAATCTGTGATGAACTCCCCATCCCTGTCAAAGACGGCTGTGAAGTCTGCATTGTGCTGTATCTTTTCAACGTACACAAGTTCTCTTTTCTGTCGTGGCTGGTTGGTCGTCTGATCTACAAAGGTGCTTGTGAACTCTACTACTGCGGGTGGACGAAGAATGTTTTTCTCCAAGATGTCCGACTGTGACGGCACAAAAATGTTTATCCTGCAATCCTGCTGTTTTCTAAGTTCAACGATCTGTGCCTCTAATTCTTTTATCCGTTGCTCAATCTGTTGGTCAATAGAGTTGTATTCATAGTAGTGAACAATGATGTTTTTTTTGACCTTATCTATTACATCTGTGGATATAGGCATGCCTTAAATCGGTAATGGTTACACAAATGTATTATTTTTTTTGTTTTTGTTTTTAATTTCATTGTTCTACCTGTTTGGTAGTTACTATTTTATAACCTGCATCACAACCTACCATGTAAGCAGTTTTGCAAAGTATTACCCAATCATCTTTTTGCTTTTTAGTTAGTTTATGCTTCTTCGCTAACATTTCAATTTGAAAATGTATAGGTGTTTCTTTGTCTATTTTCATTTATTAATATACTTTTTTTGTTGATGTATCATAAAAAAATAAACGCAATGCGGTTAGCCAATTGTTAGCCGCAATACTCGGACAACCTCCGAACAGCGACATCGTAATATTGTTTTTCCTTTTCAATTCCTATAAATTGCCGATTTGTTTTTAGACAAGCTACTCCAGTAGTTCCTGAACCCATTGTGTTATCTAAAACTATTTCATTTTCGTTGGTGTATGTTTTGATTAGGTATTCCATAAGTTCAATAGGTTTTTGTGTCGGGTGTTCGGGTTTTGCTTCACGGTTAAATTTCAGTACGCTTTTAGGGTATTTAATCCCATCTGTTTTATTGGTTACTATTGCCGTGTTCGCCCCACTTTCGTTATTCTTTTTTCTTATGCCTTTGCCTACACTATGGTTCGGCTTCCCTATTGTCATTTGTGGGTTATATGTTCCCTTGCCTTCTCCAAATATTAAAATGTTTTCGTGATACTTCATTATTCCGTGTTTGGCAAATGCAAAGTTTGATGGCTTTTCTTTTTCCCATATTACTTCATACCTAAAAATATCCTTTGCTGAATTAATCAATTCACTTGTAAACGGTTGTTGTGAAAAAAGAATAACATTCCCACCGTTCTTCAAAACCCTAAAATATTGACACCACAACAAAGTAAGGTTCAAAACACTATCCCATTTACAGGCGGTTGTACCATAAGGCAAATCGGCAATAATAGCATCCACGCTTTTATCGGCAATCAAAGGAAAAACATCAAAGCAATCAGCCCAAAATAAAGTACTGCGGCTAACATCGGTTTTGTGCAAGTGGGGGTTATCTGCTATATTCATCATTTATTTTTCAATTTAAGTTTGTGGTGGGTTGAAACTTTTGAGCCTTGATGCCCCACCTGCACAAAGCCGCAAACCGTTAGCGGAAATAAAATTTACTTACTTAATGTTTTCAAAATTAGTTCTATGCCTAAGCAATCTGCCGCATCACCCCAAATCATTTTTGCGGCTTCTCTACTTACTCCTAATTTTTCTAACACTTCTCTTTTAGCAATCCAATAATCAGCGAAATTTTTATACATAATAGTAAATTTAAAACTCATTGACAATATAAGGATTGAATCCATTTGGTGAAACATAGCCTACTTCTGTATGGTACTTTACTATTGCATCTTGCCAATATTTGCAACCTAATTTATTAAGCAATTTCACTTCCTCTAAAGTATCGCAATACCCATCTTCATCATAGGCATCAGGAAAGTAATATTGCAACGCTTCACTTGCCAATCCGTAGGATGACCATGCTCCAAGTTTATCTAAGTTGTCAAGCAGATTTTCCGGCGTGAACAAAAAACGATTGTTAATATTATCTGTCAAAGTAGTGATTTTTTCGACTTCATTAGAAAATTTTATAGTAACTGCGACACATCAATCATCCGAAAGACTATACCTCCCTACGTGCTTTTTGTTTATAGCAACAATTTCTGTTTTTATTTTGTGTCCCTGCTTTTTTAAATCGAATATTCTGCCTGACAAACGTAAGCATCCGAACTTACGCAATGCCTGTAAGGGAGTGATCTTTTTCCCTTTTTGAAGATACTTTAGGATTTTTTGATTCTGTGTGTGCTTGTCCATAGTTGTTGTTTTTATTGGTTATGATTTTTTACAAATGTATTCCATCCTATTTCTTCTTTCTGTTTGTCTGAACCGTATTCTATGATGTGATGCTCGTTTGCAGTAACAAAGATAATTTTAGTTTCATCAAGTGTTATTCCTAATTGCTTCTTTGACTTTCCCTCTTGTCCTTGTTGCTTCATGTGGTGCATGTGGAAGCGAATTAGGTTGCAGAATTTTGGGCTGTGTGGGTCATACTCCGGTAATGGCTTCCCTGATAATTGTGATACGTGCGGTCTTGATTTCCATAACGCTCTGCAAAAATCATCATAGGTCTGCTTGCTTGCTTTGCCTTCTTCAATCTGTTTTTTTGCGGTACGGATAAAGGAATGCTTCTTACATAATGGCGGGTTGCTGCGCCATAAAACGGATAACACACCATCAGAACATTCGATACATTGTTTCAGTTTCCTTTCTATCATTGTTGAATGCTTGCGCTTGTTTTTACAAACTGCTGCCACATATTTTCTTCCACAATCTGCTTCAATGTTTTTTCTTCGACACATTGTAGCGGGTCGCCACCAAAGTTTAGTTCTCCTTTGATGATACGGATAGGCTTACCCAATCTTTCATCCCTTGTTATTTTGGCAAGTTGCAGGTAGGCGTTGTACCTGTCAATGTTAATCTTGTCTGTCTGATCTGAAAACTGATACGGACGACTTCTGCCATCCCATTTCAATGATCTGAATTTTTTTCCTGCTAAGTTGTAGGTGCGGATTTTGTACTTAGCGAAATCAGGGAAACATTCAAGGAACATATTCTTTTCTGATTCAAGCTGAAATCTGTGTGTGTCATAAAATCCGCTCTTACCACTTTTATAATTTATCAGGGCAAGCACCGGAATCTTTCTCTTTCCAGGTGTCTTATATCCTTCACGCTCGTATTCTTCATCTTCCTCAATCAGACAAACAAGATCAATTTGAGTAGCCATAAAATCCACATCACTAAACACGGGAATCTCTACGGCAATCAGTTGTACTTTATAGTCAAGCATCCATCGTGACAGTCCGATAAAATCCATCTGTGCTTCGACAGCCATATCGTTCAATTCTTTTTCGGTGCAGTAGAAGTTCTGCGTGAAAAAATAATGACGGACACGATCAGGAATTTCATCAAGATTTATCTTCTTGAAAATAGCATAATCGGCAAGCATGGAATGTTCAAGCGAACCGAAAAGCATTCTTTGATAAAAATTTCTTTTAGCCCATTCACTTCCTTTGCTTGCGTACCAATCAATGAGTTGTTCACTCTTAGGAATCTCGGATGTCATATTGGTTGTGCCACCGTAGAATATAGGCTCAAGCAGATTCACTTCATCTGCGAAACGAAAATATATACGACCACGAATCGTGTTCAATCTCCGTAGCTTATAATGCGGCTCGATCAACCCAGCATCATAGTACATAGCATTTACCTCTTCGGCTTGAATGCTTTCAACCTGTGCTGCTTTTAAATCTTCTTTTTCTTCTGCCATATTATTTCAGTGTTTCTAATGATTTACGAAGGTTATCTGTTATTGATTGCAACTGATACTTTACACCATCAACTATGGCATTGGATTTTTTTGTTTTTACTAATGGAAGTTCAAAATCAATTAATCGTTGTAAGAGGTCTTTAATCTTTTCTTTGTCTGGTGCTGCTTCAAGTGCTTCAAGCGCAAGACGTTCTTTTTCTTCTGCTGCCTGTTTTTCACGCAACTCTTTTTCAGCTTTTTCTCTTGCTTCACGTTCAATTCTTGTTTTACGTTCTGCTTCTTCACGTTCTGCTTTTGCTTTTTCTTCTGCTGCTTTGCGTTCTTCGGCAAATGCTTTCTCTCTTTCTTCGGCTTCCTTTTTCAGCCTTTCATTTTCGTTGCGTTGGGCTTCACGATCTTTTTTGTCTTGTTCTTCTTTTGCGATACGATCATCTTCGGCTTTCTTTTCGTCTGCGATTCTTTTTTCGTAAGTGGCTTTATATCCGGCAAGCAAAGCATTAAATTGGCTTTCAGGTGCTTTACCTAAATCCATAGGAATTTGCAAGTCATACTCACTTAAATATGGTTTTAATATTGCATACCGTTCTTGCTGCAATGTTTTGATACGTTCAGCCTCTTTCCTTTCTGCAAATTTTTCCTGTTCATCCAAATATTTTTCGGTGGGTTCAATAAGTGCCGTCAATGTTTTAGCAATCGTATCAATAGCACGACCTTCTGCTAAACTTGCTTCTTTGAGTTGTTTGCGGGTTTTCTCAATCTCCACACGCTTATCTTTCAAAAGCAATCTTCCTTCACGGGCGCTTTTCATTAAGTCCGTTTGGCTTTCATCTGTTACAACAATTTCCTTTGCTTTTGCTGCCCATTGTTCCGCTAACAACGTGGCATCTGAAAATTTTTCAAGCAAGTAATCCTGCTTCTGCTTGTCAAGACCTGAATCCTGCACAATATTTAATAGTGCTAATGCGTTTGTTTCCATTTTTTTAGTGTTTGTTTAGTAAATAATAATTTCAATCTTGTTTTTACAATGTAAATATAGAACGATCAGTACCACATATCCAAACTTTTGAAAAAAAATAATTTCATTTTTTACTTATGAAAACTATTTTATCTTCTTCTGCCCATCCTACGCCTTTTATGGCATATTCATAAACACCTTTATAGATATAAACACCCGAAACAGTACCCTGCTTTCCGTTAACTTCTACCCTGTTGCCTATCTCAAACTTGTGTGTGTTTTTCTTGACTGCCATCTGATTATACTTTCATTATTAAAGTAATGTATTAAAAATTTGATCGGTAATAACTGTAAACAACCATAAAGCAAAAAAATAGTAAATTCATAAAAATGCGATTTTAAGCCCTACAAGCCAAAAAAAACACAAAGTAATGGAATTGGGCAGGGGTGGCATAGAAAGTCTCTCTAAATGGCTAAAAATGGGCAAATAAGCATATTGTAGCTTTTGATTCAACCCCGCCAAAACAGGTTTACCGTTCAAAGGCAATGCCATCACCCCTGCATTTTGCATTAGGTCAGAACGGAAGATCATCAAAATTTTCGAGCTGTTGAGGTGTTTGTTCTCTCGGTTGTGAGTATGACGGCTGTGTTGGTTGGTATTGTGGTTCTGATTGTAGGCGTGGATTGATGTCCCTTTCGATAACCAACTTGAAAAATTCGTTAGCATCACTGTCATCCCAATCAACGGTAATATCCCTTGAATTTTTGGTTTCGATAATTTTTGGGATTTCGTCAATAGGGTACTTCCACCTGCATTGGTTTCCGTTCATCTTGACAAAAATTGTCGGGTACTTCTTTTCCGTCTTTCCATATTTCCTTGCTTCCAACCGTAATACGCCTGATAAATCTTCTGCTCCTGCAAGGGAATTTAGCATTGATCGTGTAGCATTGTCCATGTACATGGTGATGATAATTTTTTCATCTGTAACATTGTCGGTCATGATAACTTTCAATGAATTTTTTGTTTTCCCTTCCCATGTAAATTGCTCCATCGAAATGGATTTTAGATACCCTTCCATGTCGCTGAAAGATTTTGTGTCCTCCCATGCTTCGTCATTTTTTTCCTGTTGAACGAACTTAGGAACGCCTGTTTCCTTTTGAATTTTCAACTTGTAAATTTGGGCTTTGCCCGTGCTGTTTGATGCACCCATTGTAGTTTGATTTTAGTAGTGAAATGATTAATTTTTAAAAAGGTAAATCTTCTGTTGTTTCTTGATTTATTGGTTCTGTAAAACTTCGTACTTGTGGCGATGGAGATTGGTTTTGGTGTGGGGAAATATGCCAATCCCTGAAAATATTTTTTTCAATTTCTGTGTACAGCTTTACCTCTCCTGTTGCCCCTTGTTTGTGCTTTGCAAAATCAACGTAGAAAGCATTATCCTCCGGTTCACCATCGGCATTATGTCTTGGAAATTCCGGTATCTTGTCCATGTAGTACGCAGGACGGTATAGCAACATAACCACATCACTTGCTTCTTCGATTGTTCCTGCATCTCTCATGTGGTGCAATCGTGGTCGCTTGTCTGTTTTGGATTCTTTTTCGAGTTCACGATTCAATTGGCAAAGCATGATTATTGGCATATCAAGTTCTTTGGCAATGCGCTTTACATCCCGCACAATTTCAGAAATCTGATCGTACCTGCTAACCTTTGGATTACCGTCATATTTCATCAGGTTAAGGTAGTCAATTATTGCCATTTGCACATTCTTTTCATTCTTTAATTTCAGTAGTTTTGAACGCAAAATCATTGGCGAAAGGATAGGGTCATCATCCATGTAAACAGGACAGTCCTCAATTCGTGAAGTGCCGAATACTACTTGCTGAAATTCATCATCGGTTATCCTGCCAGTACGAAGTTTTGAATATTTCAGTTGGTTGTCCATCCCAAGTTCCCTCATGGCAATTTGTGTCTTGTCCATTTCAAGCGAAAACATAACCGTTGGGAAATTATTCATGCCTGCATTTCGGGCAATCCAAATGATAAATCCTGACTTACCACTTCCAGGACGACCTGAAACAGTAATCAAATCCTGTTTTTGCCATCCACCAGTCAAAGCATCCATCGTTGAACTACCGGATGGAACGCCTGTAACGCTCTTGTTCTGCATGGCTTTTTCAATCTGTGCCAAAGCAAGCGAAACCCTGTGATGCGGTTCAATATTTCCCGATCCCGAAACCCTATCAAGATTTAAAAATTGTCTTGTGGATTGCGTGAGAATATCAAACACATCACTTACCTCATCAAATGATTTTTTTATCACTTCCGCTGAAATCCTAATCATTTCCCTTGCGATGTATTTTTCATAGATTATCCTCGCATGAAATTCAACATTCGCCCCGCTTGCAACCCTGTTTGTAAGTTCAGAAATCTCATAAGCGCCCCCCACAATTTCCATCCATCCACGCTTACGCAAAGCATCACAAACCGTTAGTTGGTCAACAGGGTTGGAATGGTTAAACAAGTCCCTGATAACCTCAAATATTTTTTGATGTTTGTCTATGTAAAACATATCAGGCATCAAGATACCTAACGCTGCATAAACAGCATCCTTTTCAAGCAGACAAGCACCCAATACCGCTTGTTCTAAATCTACTGCCTGTGGTGGTAGTTTACCGTCAATCATCTATTGCTTGTTTAGTTTTTTGAGCAACTCCGTTTTTCTTCATTTCCTTCTTTTCACGTTCAATCCATGATGGAATCCAAAAAATAAAATTCCTTCTGAAATCCTTATCCGTTTTCCATTCAAGACTTTCCTTGCTTGAAATCTTGGTGGTGATGAATATTTCTAACCCTTGCAAAAGTTTAGATTCATCAATTCTGGTGTTTATGCACGTTTTTTCGATTGTGTACCGATCTGCTAACAAATCTTGTCTGAACAGATCAATTCTTTGTTTTTCGTCATTTCCGTTTTTTGAAAAATTTTGACCCACTCCATTTAAACTAATATCATATTCATATTCATATTCATTATGAAGGTTTATGTTTGGGTTATTATTTGGGTTATTATTTGGGTTCTTTGGTCTGCCTCCTAAACTTCCATTTTGCTTCTGTTTATTAAAAAAAGCACGTACTTCTTCAAGTTTTTCATTTACTAATCGTTGATTATCAATATGTTTGAATTTATCCTTTAACTTATCCCATACTTTATCTATTTCAGGTTCTATTAATCTCAACTCATCAAGGTCGGCTGGAATAAACCCATTATCGTACTGATGAATCAATAACCCAACGTAAACCCCTTTTACTTCCGCTTTCATACCTCTCGTGCCACGAATCCAATCACCCATCATTAGGGGCATGTATGGTTTATTTGCCATTTTAATCCTCCTTATTTTGCGTTCCAATAGCTAAGTTTTCTTTAAAGGCATCTATTAAATCTTGCTTAAATTGACTTGTAAGTATTTTTCTATCATTAAATATGTTTGCGGGTATCATATACTCCGATTCATTATAAAATTTTATACCGTCAATTTCATACTTGTAGGTATAAATGTTAATATTATTAAATACAGAACTTGTAAAGCAAAAATTGCCTGATTTATCAAGTTGTTTGCCTATCAAAAAAGTGTTAAGATATAATCTTGTTTTTGGGTAATATTGGTCAATAAATAACTGAATTGCTCGCATATACTTTACCGCCTGATGAAAGGTTTCCCAATTAACTTCTTCCTTTTTTAATTCATACAAGTCTATTTGTACAAATCTACTACTAAACACATCACTTTTAGATCCAACGTAAACATCAATTAAATCAGATATTCCATAAGCCGCTAAATCAACCTGTCTTAACATTTTACCATGTGACATTATTGGCAGTCCTCTTTTCTGTAATAAATATCTTTTTTCGTAGGAAGATGAATATTCAAAAAGAATATCCTCTAAATCTTTTTCAATAAATGACATAAGAAAAAAAATCCTCGAACTGCGTGGCAATCGTTATCACTCACAGGGAGGGAAAACAATCTCGCAGTCGAGGAAGTATTTTTAAAGATGAAAAGTTAGGTAAGTACATTTTTGAGTTTATAACGATTGCCACCACAAACATAACTAATTTTTTTTGAAAATGCAACACTTCATTAAAAAAAATATGCTTGTATTTTTGATCTGTGAAATGTACTTTTGAGAAATAGTTTTACAAAAAAAAACATCATGTCAGCAGAGAAATTATTTGAAAGCATCGCAGCGATTGATGCCTACCCGATGAGAGATAAAACATTAGGCACGTCCTATTTTTACAAAGGTGTGAAGGTGAACAAATCACCGGAAAACATTTTAACCGTGTGGGACATAAGTGATCGTGAAGGGAACTACAAAAAGATGGATGATGAACAGATTGAAAAGTTCATGGAAAAGCATTTCAACAAAATAACAACATGAAAAATTTACTACTACTGATTATCGTTTGTTTCTCGTATTCATGCACAAAGAATGATGAACCTACACCCATCATTGATACCGTTGTTGCTCCTCCTCCTTATGTAAGTCATTATGGTTCGTATGAAGCTACGGCAGAAACATCATGTGGCTATGATGCAGGACAGGGACTAACGTATATTGAATGGACTTTTTCAGGTGTAACAAGCAGAAGTTTTTATGTTCTTAACCATGCAGTCGTTGGTGAAACGAATGTAAAAGAGGGAACACTTTATTGGGAAGCGAAGGATATTACTTGCTCCACACATTCAAAATCAGGACAAGTACAGATAGTGGCAGGGAAGAAATCTTACATCAATATAAAATTCTGAAAAAAATAATTTTGCAGATTAAAAAAATGTTTTTACATTTGTGTTGTCAATCCTTATCGTTCTTACTGGAGAAAGCACAGTAAGGGTTGGTTTCAAAGGTTAATATCTTTGCCACCTGCCCTGAAAATGTTCTCCAGCTTTTCAGGGCTTTTTTTTGGTTTGACGTGAATTTATGCGATAATAATGAAATAAATGGTAAAAAACCATATATCAAGTATTTTGTTGTTAAATGTCCCACAAAGACAGTAACCCTTTTCATACAAATTGAAGGGTATCCTGTCCAACCCTTACAATCAGACACAGAGTAACCATCTAAGGATTACGATCTTTTAAATGATAGAGATGGGCTTTCTTAACTTGCTACCCGCTATCAGCCAAAGCCGATACGACACCGACGCCGATTGCATAACAAGGTAAGAAAATCAGGTTGTTCTCACTTGGGGGCTGGGGGCAACTTGCTTTTCTTACCTACCTCCTCTCTCCCTCAGCCTCATGCAATGGGGGTTTTTAACTAACAAAAAAATGAAAAAAAGTAAACCTTATAAAGTAACAGTTTATAATAGCTACTCTAACTACTTAAAAAGAAAAAATGGGAAAGTTATTTACAGGTCATGGAAGGCTTAAAAGTGCCTGCTTGCATTGTTCATTTGTGTTACCAAGTCTTTTTTCATAAGCACCGATCTCATTGACTATCCACCACATAGTATTTGGTATCTGCCACTTCCTGTTGATAAGCACACCCTTTTGTTTTGCCAATGCCTTTAGTTCATTGTCCGTTACATCATTGTTCTCCGCAATCCTGTTTTCATACTGTGCTATCTTTTCGATTGTTGGTATCTTTGGCTGTTGTGGCATCTCTGTGATGTCATCCAGGTGTTCTACTGATGGCAGCTTTGATAGCATATTCCTGTACCATGTAGGCATATTTGCATGATCGTTAATATCGAACTGTATGCCATAGTGTGCCTCTAATCTTTGACGTATCCGGTAGAAAGAAACACCAAACTGCAAGTCTTTTGCATGTAAGTAGTTGAATGCTATCTTGGTGGCGTGGATGACGGTGCTGTGATCTTTTGGGAGGTGGCTCGATAGTTCTTTCCCGATCATGCTTAAACTCAAATTGGTAGTCCATCGTGTCAGAAATACGATCATCGCCCTTGCATCAACATGCTCTTTTCTTCGTTTGTTATCCCTGATCGTGTCAATGGTGATGCCGGTTTCGTTAGCCACTTCTTCTATGATATACTGAAACCTTTGCTTTTGAACATCTTTCATTTTTACTATTTCATTTTTGATACGTTCCTGAATTGGTTTTGCATATATGTCAATGAGTAGTTTTGACAATCCGTTTTTTCTTTCGCTTCCATCGAAACGATGGTCACGGCACATTGCTGTTGCCCTTTGCATAGATAGGATTTTTTAGTGATTAGATTTGTTTGAGTAGGTCTTGCTTCTTAGCCTCGATATGTTCATTGTTGAACCCGAAGTAGTTTATGTGGCTTGCCTTAGTAGCCATCACCCCTTCATCGAAACAAAAGCTGATAAGTGTCTCTATGGCTTCCTTGTTCTTCTTGTCGGATGCCTTTAGTGTCTTTAGTGCTGTCTTAATTTTGCTCATGGCGTGTAATGGTTTTGGTGGAGTAGTCGTGCATACATTCATGCAGGATGAAATCTTCGTACTGATCTATGTGCCTGTGGATAATGGCTGATGCCTTCCGGTTGTATAACACCTGTGTTGTAATATCTTCTCTTTCCCTGATGACAGGAAACAGGTCAATGGCGACAGTCCATATAAATGTTTCACCATCAATTTTAAGATATTCAATGAATAGGTTTCCGGTGGTAAACGAGAAGATCACCATACGAGCGACAATAAGAAGTTAACAACCCATATAAGCACAACAAAAAACAGGATAGCAAGCACCCATGCACTTGCCTCGATGAAGATTCGTGTCAGTTTACTTCTCATAAAAGTTTTTGTTTTTAAAAATAGTTAGAGAAAAAACTGCCACACGAAACATAAGGTAGCGTGAAACCAAAACAAACTAAAACCCGCAACTTACCGTGTGGCAGATACCCAAGTGAGGTGAGCGTCAATCGAAGTTTTCAGGGATGACATTTTCTTCGTCAGGCTGTTCATCACCCAAGTCCCTTCCGGTGACAAAAACAGCGTCCTTAGTTTCTTCGTCCTCTTCTTCGGGCAGTTCATCAAAAATGTTTCTTGTTCTCATTTTATTTCAACGATTTTGTATTTCCCCAAAGATATTCGTTGGATGATACTATTCAAAGATTTTTTACATGATGATCGCTTTTTGTAGCCTTCCGAACAATCGGCAACGGTAAGCCCATTGGGTGCGATAAGTGTCCACCTGTAATTTTTCTTCTTGTCAAGATAAATTTTAAATGTCATCATGATTGATAGGGTTTATGTTATTAAGAAATGGATTAGCTTGTATGCCGTCCCCTAAATCATGAACGTGGACACATTCACACGGACGGATGACATCTTCTGATTCTATCTGAACTAAAAAGGTATTCATGATAGCATCAATAGCGGTATGGATAAGGTTGTCAGGGTTCATGATACGTTGTTTTATTTTTCTTATCAGATGCCGCACCAGCTTATAATTTTAAACCTTTTGGAAACACCGAAGCAACCGTAGGCGGTGAACGCTTTGACGGTGTAAGAACCCGCTTCGAGCGGTTCATACGACCACTCAACGGCATTGGGTATTAGCACTCCATTGCGATACCATTGGAATGCTGTGTAATCTGTGAAGTTGATTACTTCGAGGTCGCATCCGTCATAGTTAAGTGTTGGTATGCAGTTCTGCGCACCACAGATGAAGGAAGCGCTTGTGAGGATAATGATGAGGATGATTTTTTTCATGCTGATTGGTTTTGGTTTTAGTGAATGTATGTTAAATTGTTTTGACTGCTTTTTTAAGTTTGCGGACATGATGCCCTACGACAAACCGTGACACCCCGAACTTCAAAGCCATTTTATTTACGGATATTTTCTGCCAATTTTTATGTATGAATTTAAGATCATCATTGGTCAGCTTTGCCCTTGCTTCTCCTTTCGGATATTGTTTTTTTGGCTTCTTATTGTTTTTCTTAGGTGTTTTTTGCTTAGGAAGTGGTACATCTTTTTTGGGTTCTGACGGATGCTTGGTGTCATCAACCACTTCATTCATGACGGCTTCCACATCTTGCCATAGAAACATTTCCGGTACACTTCCATTTTTCACAAGCGGTATTTGTCCTTTCGATACGAACACCGTGTCAAAGCGGTCATATATCTGATTATACCGCAACACTTTTCCATTCTGAACCTTGTAATTTTCTTGGCTTAGAATCTGCCTGATTTTCTCTTTTGCATCCATGTTTATTTACAAATTTAGTGCAAGATAGCATTTACAATGTAAAAACACAAATAATTCATTTGTATCGTTGCGGTTATTTTTGGCTTCACGCAATGCGGTTAGCCGGTTGTTATGTGCCATTTTAAAGAACGACATCGCTAACGACTTCATCCCCCCAAACATCCCAGCCTTCGTGCTTTTCACGAGCAAACAATTCAATCTTGTTTTGAGTTGGGAACATTTTGTAAATCCTGTTTCTTATTTCATTTGGTTTTGCTGAATGTCTTGTTCTTTTTTCTGATATAAATTGCTTTATATTTCTTGCACCTCTCGGTGTTGGTATTTTACCCTTTTTACCTATCAGGCAAACTTCACATTCTGAAAGTGTATAAGAACCAGGATTAATTTTTTCTTTATACCACACAAATCCAATAGTAGAAAAATCAAAACCCCATTTTTTCATTAAATCAATACCTATTTTTAAAAATGGAGATGTAACCCACATAAATAACAAACAATCATCGTCTGCTATTTCGTTTATTTTCATTTGTTCCATTTCCTTAATAGGCATTGCGTTATAGTGTATATCAGTTTTTCCATTTATCATACTTTTCTTTGCTAAGTGGTTTTTACCACATTTGTAAAGCCACGCTGGGTCTGCATAAATTATTTGATACTTTTTCATCTTCCGAATAAAAACGGCACATAACAAGGGTTTTGCGTAATAGCCCTATCAAGTGTCGTGGTTAATTTTAAGTTTCTACTAAGGGCTACTACGCAAAGCCCCAATCCGTTATAGGCAATAGGGCAGACATTCTTCGTTTCAACATTTGTGGAAGAAAAAAAAGAAAAAATGCCCCACGCTTCTTTTGTTTTTTCAAAACAATTTGG